ATGCCATCCCGTTCCCTGCATCCTGACGTCGCGCTCGGCGTGAAGCTGTCCGCGATCTGCTCCCGGAATCGGTACACGAAAGTCCCCGGCCCGGTGATCGCCGAGTTGCGCGAGACTGCCGGCGGCCGTGACGACATCCTCGCTGACGAGGTCGGCCGGTGGATCGGGTTCTACGACTCACCCGAAACGCACGTGCTCGCCGGAGCGCTACGGGCGGCATTCACGGACCTGAACCTGCAACCGCACATCGAACTCGGGCAGAAGCGCCGAGACGCACCGTGGCACTCGACGCCGCCCGCCCGCCCGTAGGCTGAGTCTCATGCTCATCGGCACCATCCGCCCCACCGAATCCGCCACCGTTGACGTCCAGGGAACATCCCTCGAAGACGTCTACGCCAAGCTCGCAGAGCAGGCGCCAGCCGGGTTCGACCTCGTCTCCGCGCCGGTCAGGATGATCAAGGGTGCACCGTTGATGGAAGCGACCGCGACGTTCCACCGCCGTGACGAGCCGACCGTGATCGAAGCTGAAGACATGGACGCGCTCACCGGGAAGGTGCCGGACGGGTGGCAGCTGCTCTCCGTCAGGGCCGTCTGACCTCAGCGGACCTTCTCGTAGTCCTTGCCGTCATCGATCCAGCGGGTGTGCGAACGCAGGCCGTGGTGGACGCCCATGCGGATCGCGGAGTACAGCAGCAACCAGCCGATGATGATCGCCAGCAACGCGCCCACAATGTAGACGACCCAGAGCAGAGCGACCTGTGATTCGAAGTCCATGGTTGCGACCATAGCGGGAACGACGAAAGACCCCCACCGACCAGCCGTCGACGTCGAAGCTAGAGTGAGCGGCATGGAGCTGATCGGATTTGCGTTGGCGGCCGGCGCGGTCGTCGGCCTGGTGTGGGCGTTCTGGAAATTCGTGGCCGGCATGGGCAAAGGGCCCAAGCCTGGCAGCGCGCTGGATCGGCGGATGACGCGGGTGCGCTGGTCGCGGGAGGACTTCGAGAGAGAGCGCGCGGAGCGCGGAGAAGGTTGAACGACGAAAGACCCCCGCACGCTGGCTGATGCCAGGTGCGGGGGTCTTGTGTTCGCCCCTACGATCGGGGGCAGTGCGCGTCGATGGGGCGCGCTGAATGCAGGGATGTCTCATGACCGAGTACCGTGTCGTCACGTTCACCCAGCCGACTCGCAAGTTCTTTGCCGAGAGCGTCGGGGCTGTGAGCGTTCAGACCTTAGATTTCGCTGGCTCGATTCCCGAGCTCGCTGAGCACATGGACGGGTGGGAAGCCGTGAACTTCCAACTCATCCCGAATGGCGAGGTCACCTACCTGTCGATCCTCCTCAAGACGGAACTCGCCGTTCCTGACCTCGAGCATCCGGTAGTGTCCGGGGCGTAGGTCAGCGGGGAGACTGATCCTCTGCCGTGCCGCGAGGTGTGTCGCCTGCACGGCCATGATCAGGCGACATTCGCGGGTGCGGCCCACACGCCGGCGAAGCCGACAGCGAAACCGCCGACGACAGCACCGGCGATCAGCCAGCCGTCGCCGCCGTTGATCGCACCGTCAGCGAGTGCCGTGGTGAGTGCGGTCGAACCGGCCGCGACAGCGCCGGTGACGCCGCCTGCGATGGCTTTCTTGGATCGTGCGAGGAACGACGGCGCGTCGGGGGTTGCGGGGGTGGTGCTCATGGTGTGTCTCCAAGGGGGTCGGGTCGGCCGGGGTAGGCCGGGAGTTTGTCGTACGGGACGCCGTGTTCAGTGGCGACGACTCTGGTTTGGGAGAGTGCTTCCTGAAGTCGGCGTCGGTGTGCTGTCTCGAGGTCGAGGGCGAGGTTCGTTTTCGTGAGGTCGGCTCGGAGCCGGTCGACTTCGGTGCGGGCTTTCTGCGCCCGCCCGGTGATCGATTTCGCGAGGGCTGTCCAGGCTTTCGGTGCGAGGTAGCCGACGCCGAGCATGGAGAGGATGCTGATGATGGTTGCTGGTGTGGACCATTCGCTCATACGATCCGTGCCTCCCGTGGCGCCCAGTCGTGCCCCCAGGTGACGACGGCACGAGAGATGAGCATGACCAGTCCCACGGTGAGGCCGGCGAGCTGCATGGCGCGTGAGCCCTCGGAGGTGAAGTGTGCGTAGGCGGTGGCGACGACGTATCCGCCGACGCCGAGGGACATGAATCCTATGCCGACGCGTTCGAGTGCGTACCAGCCGGACGGTGCCGAGTAGGCGGCGAGGGCGGCTCCGAGGAGGAGGAGGATCGCGATGCCTGCGGTGACGATGGGGCCGATGTCGCCGAGGACTGACAGGGGCGGTTCGGTGAGCGCCCAGAACGCCAGCGCCGCGATGAGTACGTACCCAGTGAAGAACACCACGGGGATACGTTTCGGTTCGTACACCTTCGCCCACAGGCGAGCGATGAGCGCGCGCATCAGGTGATCTTCATGCCGCGGAATGTGGCGGACTTCACGGTGAAGTCGAACGCGGCACCGCCGATCTCGAACGACAGTCGCTGGTCGGCTCGCAGGGCACAGTTCACCGCGACTTCGCCGAGCGTTTCCCCGCCGGTGAAGATCGTCTCGCGTGCCCGGAGCGAGACACGCTCGATCTCCTTGCCGGCCTTGTAGGTGCGCACCACGGGGGTGACCTGCACGGCCCCGGCGTACGCTTTCCCGCCCGTGAGCGCGAAGGCGAGGTTGCCGGAGACGTGCTTCGCGAGGCCGCGGGCGACCGTGACGTCCTTCTTGTCGTTGATGTGCAGGTTCACCTTCTGCCCGGCCTTGACGGGCTGGCCGCCCTTCTTGCCGAACGCGGTGTGCAGGTCTTCTACGGTCATGTCGTCCTCCAGGGCGGCGGGTTCGGGGTCGTTGCGGTGGTTGTCGAGGTTCGGGAAGTGTTCGCCGTGCCAGGGCTCGTCCCGGTCGTCGTTGTAGCGGGCGGTCTGCCGCCACCCGTGGTCACGCCACACTGCCGCCGCTGCGGCGTTGTACCAGTCGTCGGAGTCGGCGGCGTTGCCCCAGCAGTGCACCGACTGGGATGCGGGGAGCGCGTACGGTGCCCACGGGCCGCCGTTCTGGTAGGCGATCCACTTCCGGTAGTTCTCATCGGCCTTCTCCGGGGACCGGCCCGCCTCGTTGATGTCAGCGGGCCGGCCCAGGGCACGGTCGATGCGACGGATCGACGCGGCCGCGGTCGGGGATGCCCAGCCGCGGCCGTGGCCGAGGTCGACCTTCACCAGGCCGCCCATCAGCTCTGCTCCTGCCGGAGGTCGCGCACGGCGTCCGTGATCATCTCGTCGGTGATCGCCGCCGCCCGGTCGTGGTCGTCGTCGGGGGCTTCCCACGCGTCAGCCCACCCGGGGCGGGCGGCGAGCTCCCATGCGTGGTCGGCGGCCCACTGCTCCGGGGAGCCGGGGACACCCTCGACGACCACGCATGCGGTGACACGTTGGCGGATACTTGCGTCGCCCTGAATCTGGGCGATCGTTGCATAGGTCACGATGACCCCTTTCCATAGATCGGCTGGCTCACAGCCGCGCCATCGAGAAGTACGACTTACCCACCTCGGTGTCCGTACCGATCGCCGCACCCGACGACTGGTACGCGGCCACCGACACCACATCGCCGACGTTCAGCCGCACCACGGTCGTGATGGACGGAATCGTCGGGTAGGTGGCGTTCGCGGGCACGAGCTGCGGCGACATCGCATACTGGCTGCCGTTCAGTTCGAGGCGGATCGTGCGCTGACCTGTCGTGTTCGTCCCGAGCATCGCGACCTGTGTCGACACGAGATACAGGCCCGCGACCGTCGCAGTGAACGTCCCCGACGTGCCGTAGGTGACGCCGTTCAGGTCAACCGCGGTCGGCCAGGTGATCGTCGTCCATGAGATGTTCGGGATGCTCTGACTGGTCTGTTTGTTCCGGGTCGCGACCGACGGGAGCGCGGCCATGGCTGTCGCGAGGGATGTTTCGTCGATGACCGCTTTGCCGTCGTTCTGGTAGATCTGGCAGAACACGTCAAGCGTGCCGCGTTCCCACATCTTCCCGACGCCCATGGTGCCTTCGCCCCAGTCCATGAGCACGCCGCCCTTGGATACGAACGTGACCGCGGCCGTCGCGCCGAACAGGTCGGTCACGTCGACGCGCACCTCGTAGGCGGTGCCCATCGGGAACCCGGAGGGGGTGACGGTGGAGGTGGGAGCGAGGCTGGTCGAACTCGTCGCGGACGACCTGGTTGTCCATGTCGATCCACCACGCGGGCGAGTCCGCAGCGTCCAGGTGGTGCGGTTCTTCTGCGTGCCGACAGTCAGGCCGGTCGCGGAAGCGGTGAACGACATGCGCAGGTAGGTGCCGTTGTCGTCCTCGACGCCGCTGGAGGTGGCCCGGTAGGCGATCAGGTTGGTGATCTTCGGCGCCGAGTAGGCGAGGACGGTGATCGTCTCCGTGCGGGTGGCGGTCTGGCCGCGGCTCGTGGTGATCGTGCCTTTCACCGTGATCGTGCCCGCGTTCGCGAGCGCCGGCGTCTGCCCCGCCAGCGACGGGAAGGTCACGCCCTCGATCTCGAGCTTCGCCGCCGCGATGGTCGCACCCGCACCAGCGGACGCCACCATGTTCCACTTCAACGTCGACACGCCTTGCACGTACGCGCCGATCGCCGCCGCCGTGACCGCCGCATTCCCCTCGGACAGGCCGAGGGATGAGATGGATGGCACGTCGGATGCGGACGGGAAGATCTGCGCCGACACCTGCCGGTAGCCGAGGTAGTTCGCCCCGGTGCCGCTGAACGGCGGCGCCGACCAGGAATGCAGGGTGAGCCCGAAGAACGGGGCCGACCCCATGAACCCGCCCCCGCCAGTCGGAACCGTGATCGTGGTTCCGTTGGCGATGGGGCGGGTCGATGAGGGCGCACCTTGCGGGACGGCCAGTGCGGTGTCTCCCGCGCCCTGACCGGCACCGTTGCTGAACCCGTAGTCGTACGTGTGGTAGACGGTCGGGTCGGGGCTGACGAGGGTGACGGTGATCGTCTCCCCGCGAATATAGTTCGCCTTCGAGATCGTGATATCGGTGGGATTCGCCACTACATGCTCCTGACGATTGTCCGCGCGCCGCGCGTCTCGATCTTGTGATTCGCGAGCACGACTTCCTCACCGACAAACGACTTCACGATCATCTGGCCCCCGTCCCACAGCGACACCGGCACGTCGTTCTGTAGGAACGAGATCCCCGTGTCGGAGATCGACAACTCGGACGCAGCGCCCGGCTGCCCGATGCGCAGATCCGTGTCGTTGAAGCGGTAGTAGCGTCCAAGATTCTCGTTCGCCGAGATCGCGGCCGCCGCGTTCGCTGCAGCCTCAGCGGCACGCTCAGCAGTCACCCCATTAGCGATACCGGCGTTCTCTGCAACGCGTGCGGCCTGTGTCGCAGCGTCGAGCGCGTTCGCCGCGTTGCCCGTGAGCAGGGTGATCGAACCGGATGCGGAGATATCCAGGTTGGCCCCGAAGTTCGGGGTCACCATGTCAACGGAGACCTTCCCGAAGTTGCCCTCGTTCGCCCAGAACTTATCCGCGAAACCCTGATCCATCACGATCAGCGCCGCAGTGATGGAACCCGCCGCAATGATGTCCTGCGCGTACAGAACCTGCGGACGCCACTGAGAGCCGTTCCACACCTTGATCGCCACCACCGACGTGCCAGCCTCATTGAGCTGCAACCACAGATCGCCCTGGACGAACGGCTTCTCGACGCTGCCTGCGAAGAGCGCCGCCGAGTCCGTGTCGATGCGGTCACCGATCTGGTACGTGCCGACCGTGGGCAGAAGCCCGGTCTGTGTACCGGAACCCGAACCGGCACCCCCGGTAAGCCGCACGTCCGTCCACTCACCCTGCGGGAGCGTAACTTCAGGGCCGTTCGCGCCGCGGATTCGCGGACGGGCGCGAAGCTCACGGTCCTTCGGTCGAACCTTCATGAACAGCGTGTACGTCACGCCGGTAGTCGGCGAGATCGCTTGCGGGTTGATGCCGATGGCACCCGCGGTTAGCGCGACGCTTCGCGCCAACTTCGCCCCGGAAGCCGGGGTGTCCGACGACTGGTATGTTGCGGTTTGGGAGGCGGAGTCAGCCCACCCCAAGGGCTTTGCGCCGGTCAGGATCGACTCGCTCGCGTTCGCTGCGCCCGTCCAGGACGGCGTAAAGTCCGGGTCGGGGCTGTAGGAGCCGCAGTACCAGTCGCGCGACGTGGGTGCCTTTTCGGCGAGCCCATCCCCGGCCATGATCCATGCCCCGACAGCCGGGAGGCCCCAACCGGCAAGAATCGGATCACCCGAACCGCTGGCAGTGAAGGTCGCAGTCAGCCATGCCGTGAACGTGCCATCACCGTGGTCGATGGTTCCGCGAACTTCAGTCCGGGCCGGAGGCGCAGTACCGCCCATGGCGACAGATGGAGATTGTGGCATACCGGAAGCGGCATACCGGAATGAGAATGTCCACACCTCGCCAGCGGCGAAGTTGAGCCCGCCCGACGCCGTGCTGATATACATCCCACCCGCGTTTACCGGCGCAGTCGTCCACGTTGCCTTCCTCGCCTGCGGAGCCTTGAACCGAGGATCGGCCATGTCGATCGTACTGACGACACCATCCGTGCCCGCGGTGAACGTCCACGGCGTACCCACGCCCGAGTATGCACGCTTCCAGTAGTTCCGTCTGACCTCGACAGTCCCCGCCGCATCCTCGAATGACCCGTTGGTGAACAGGTTGTCGCCGGGTGAGTCCTTCTGCATGTAGATGCGGTTCTTACCGTCAGCGGTCTGCAACGCGCGGATAGCTTCAACGGCTGCCGCTTCCGCAGCAGCTTGTGCCACTTCCGCCGCAGCCTGCGCGGTCGCCGCTTTCGCTTCGGCTGCTACCTGCGCCGCGTTCGCTTTCGCGGACGCGTCCGCCGCCGCTGCAGCCTTCGCCGCCGCTTCAGCCGCTGCCGCCTTCGCCGTGGCATCCCCGGACGCCGCAGCGATTGCCGCAAGGCGCGCCGCCTCGGCCTCCGCGTCCGCGTACGCCTTCGCCGCCGCCTCCGCCGCGGCTGACTTCGACGTAGCATCCGCCGACGCCTGAGCAGCCGCCGACTGCGCATCCGCCGCCGCGACACCTGCCGCCGTCGCATCCGACTGCGCCTGATCAATCGCGTCGATGATCGCACCGTCGAGATCGGGCATGTCGATGCCCTTGACGGTGATCTGCCGCTGATCGGAGACGTTCGACACGCGCCCGAGGGTGTCTACCCAGCGGAGGCGGGCCTGCACGATGTCGCCGATGGCGGCGCGCACCTGCCCGACCTGCCCAGCACCCTGCGACAGTGGCCCGACAGCGCGGACGAACGTGCCCGTGGTGCCGATGCGGTACTCGGCGAACACGCCCTGCGACCCGGCGGGCATCGGCCCGTCAGACAGCATCCCGTCCCAGCCGATGAACACGCCGCCGCCGCCCGTGGTGAGGGTCGGTGGGGTCGGTTTGGTCGTCACGTGTGCGGGGACGGCCGGGGTGACGGTGATGTCCTCGGACCATTCGCCGACGGTGAACCCGAGACGGGCGCGCACACGCACAGTGCGCTCAGCGGCGGGTGCCCATGCGGTCGTCGTGAACGACTCGACATCGGACTGACCGTCGATGACCGACTCGCCGCCGAAGGTCGACTCGATGTCATACCCGGTGGTGATCAGGTCAGCCCCGGTGATGTCCTCCGTCACTGCATCCCAGGTGAGGGTGACGGTGGAGACGACAAGCCCGGACGGCCCGTACGATCCCACGTTCGAGGTCACGGTCAGTCCGGTGGGGGCGTCCGGGATCAGGGTGAGGTCGTCGAGCTCGTCACGCATCTGGTCAGCCAGGTCACCCTGACCGTCCTCGATGTCACCGAGAGCTTCTTCGACAGACCCCTGCAGGTCATCCACGAGGGAGATTGCCTCAGCGCCCTGCCCGATCGCGTCGGGCACCGGAACATCGGCGCCCTCGACGTTCAGGGTGGAGCGGGAGATCTGCGACGCCCGCCCGAGGGCACGCTGCGCCTTCTCCACCTTCGCGATGCGACGGGCCAGTTCAACGGCGGAAGAGTCCATCCCGGACCCCCTTCTGTCTATGCGCCGTACGTGAACGTGTCCGAGCGCTCCAAAGTGAGTTGTGCGGTGGAGTCGGTGAGCAACTCCCAGCCGACGACCCGATGCCAGATCGACACGTCCCCGAGCCACGGGAGGGTGGCCTGCACGAGAATGTCGTCCCCGAGCTGCCATGACCCGATCCGGGCGTGCGGGTGATCCCGTACCGTGATGTTCGGGATCGTGAGGGGCTGCTGGCGGCGGATACGCTCATCACGGATCAACGCATCCAGGCGGGTCGCTTTCGCGACATCCTTCACCGCGAGCACGTACGGGCGACGCAACCGGCCATCCCTGACCGCTGTCGTCCGCCTGAGCGACCCGGCACCCTCTCCGGCACCGAGCCCGATGACCTCGTTCGCGAACGCGTCACCGTCCCGCACCGGGTCGGCAATCGCGGTCACGTTCTCCCCGAGAGTGAAGGCGAGGTCGTCGCGGCGGCGGCCGGCACGCGGATAGTGCACGGTGACGGTGTGCGTGACATCCGTGCGGTCAGCGTTCCACGTGTGCGTCTCGGTGAAGTCGAACGGCGTCTCCCGTGCGAGGGAGTCGATCTCGTCGCCGACGTCGGGAGAATCCCACCAGTCGAGCTTGTACGCGCCGCCGTCCGCGTCCTCGGCTTCCTTCGCGAGCCGCTTCGTCTCCGCCCGGGCGTCGAGCACATCCTTGAGCGGTTTGACGATGTCGGCCTGAGCTTTCTTCGACGCCGCCCGAGCATCCACGACCGTCTTCTGCGCCGCCGCGACAGCCTTGGCCGTGTTGTACGCCGCCTGAGCCGCCGCGATCTGACCCGCGTTGCCCGTCTTCTTCGCCGCCGTGAGCGCCTTCGACTTCGCCGTCCGGTCGGCGACCAGCGGCGAATACGCCTTCCGGGCCGCCGTCTCGGACGCCTGCCGAGACTTCAACACCGCATTCGCGGCGTCGTACGCCGCCTTCGCCGCCTCCCACGCGGTCGTCGCCGCCTGCAGCTTCGCCGTCGAATCCGTACCGATCCGCAGCGACGTCGAACCCTTCACCATCACACCAAGGTCACTGTCCGGATAGGACTGGACGTGCGCCCACAGGTCACGGACGATCTGCGCCGGGTCGGCCTGTGCGAGCGCCAACGAACCGCCGTAGGGGATGCCGAACGGGTAGGTTGTGAACCCGGCCGCCTCGATCCGCCACCGGGAGCCCTCGAACCGGGATGAGATGACGATCCCGCCGCCGCGAATGATGCCGTCCGCTTCGATGTAGATCAGCGACGACCACTCATCCAGCAGCGGCTTCCCGTCCTGTGCGAGCATCCCGCCGATGTCCGGGGCCACCGACCCGGCCAGGATGCCCGGGGCAGACAGCGCCCACGAGCACGAGTCCCGGGTGAGCGGGAGATCGGTGTGCAGCCATTCCTTCGTGCCGGCCCGCTGCACGAGATACCGCCACGTCGACATCAGACAGCCTGCTCGTAGAACTCGATCTGCAATGCCATCGCCGAACGCAGATCCAAGGTCACCGTTCCCGTCCCGCCCGCTTTCCGACCCCGCGGATAGAACTTCTGCGACGTGCCGCGCATCGACGCGGGCACCGCAATATCCGCGGCCGCCATGATCATCGTCCGGTAATTCCCCGCAGCGTTCTGCGCATCCCAGTTCACTTCCTGGGTCTTGTAGTTATCCGGGTGGGAGTTCGCCCCCATCTGCACCCACACCGACCCCCACGAGTTATTGGTGCACAGCACACCCGCCCACGTCATCACGATCCGCACACGCGTCGCCCACGACGGAATCGCAACATCCGCCCACGACGTCTCAGCGGGCCAGTTCTGGCCACCAGCCGGATACGCTGACGTCGCCGACAGCACCGACGTATCCGCAGAGACGAGCGCATACGGCTGCAACACAGCCTTCGTGCGCGGGATCGCCACCTCACGCAGATCCGTGATCATTCCCGCCGTCACCGTCCCCGTCGACGCCGGGAGCGTCACCCGGGCCAGGGTGATCGCTGAACGACCCTCATACCCCGGAACATCCTGCAGACGGGTCGTGCCGGCCGGGACTCCCGAGATGACGCGGGTGAACACGTACGGCCCCACAGTCGGGTCGGACGGCTCCTGCCACTGCTCACCCGCCGTGAACGGGTCTTCGACCTGCGCGACGATCAGATCCGTGCGCCCCGCACCCGAACCCGTCACGGCGATCTCCACCTGATCCGCGACCGGCAGGCGTGCCGCATAGGTCTGCTGTGCGCCACCGGCCCCACGGTTCAGGATCAACGCCGCCCCCGGCAGGACGCGCACAGCCGTGCCAGGCACGGACAGCGGGGCCACCTTCATGTCGCCAGGGGTAACGATCCCCTCAGCGCCGGACGTCGCCGCATATGCGAGCAGACGGGCAACCTCGGGGGAATGCTGGGCACCGCCGCCCACGAACCACGGCACAGGGTCAAACATGAAGATCTCCGATCCGCGCCGAAACGCTCAAGGTGTGTGAAACGCGGGACGCCACGACGCCACCGCACGCGCAGTACCCGTCGACGACGAACCACGCAAAACGAACTCGTGAACGCCCGGCGAAACAGTCGCGTTCGCCAGACGAGTGGACTTCGGGGTCAGCACCCCGGGGACACCAGCACCGTCACGGAGAATCGTCCGAGCCCACGGAGCCGCATCAACCGTCAACGACTGGTCGTACGCCAACGTGATCCGGAACTCCCACCGGACAGGCCCGATCTCCACCACCGGGTTCGTGATCGGCCCGAAGACCATCACAGCCGGCCACGTCGGCAACTCCCCGCCCACCGTGACCGCCTGCGACCTATCCGAAGACTCAGTCGTCGACAACGGCGCAGCCAACGGGGCCACCAGGCCACCCGAAGGAACCGGCACCAGGCCAACCTCGACCTGCTCCAACTCCCCGAACCACAGATCAGACACCGTCGCGAAATCCGCGGTCACTCGGATCAGGCCGGAACGGTCGCCGTCCTCGCCGGGAACGAACCGGCGAGGACGGCCGAACGTGACGCGGCCCCGATCAGACGTCAGGGTCGCAACCGCGCCGGCATCCGATCGGATCGCATCCGCCCGCCACACGTGACGCATCTGCGCGAGCAGCACTTTCGCGGCCTCCCGGTCGCCCGGTGTGAAGATGTCCACCTCGAAGGTGACCATCTGCCCGCCGAAGTAGTCGACGCCGAACAGGCGACCGTCCCCACCGGGAGCGCTCATGTCCTCTGTGAGGCTGTCGGGCAACCCGATCTCGGGCGCCGACGCGAACCCCATCCTCGATTCGTGCGAACCGAACGTGAGCGTGTTCCCCGGGTAGGTCAGCTTCCAATCGCCGCTCATCGGCGACCCCCTCTCGCGTATGACCGCAGATGGAAGTTGACCTCTTCAAGGTCACGCTTCACATCACCAGACGACTGCAACGTGAGGCTTCCCACCATCGGTGCGGGCGCGACTGGCGTAGCACTCTGCTGAGAACCCACGCCGAGAAGACTTCCTGTCGCCTGCCAGATCCCGATGTTGCGGTCTCTGTCAGCCATGCGCCCGGAGATATACGTCTCCCAGGGAACGCCCTTGTCCTTCTCGGCGAAGATGCGATCACGGTCACGGATACCGCCCTGAACGCTGGCGTAGATCCCCGATGCGAACCCGCCTTGGTAGAACTGCTTCACGCCTGCGGCATACACGCCGCCCTGATAGTTGCCGTCGTAACCCGAAGCTGACGCCGTCCGATTCCCGTACGTGACGGTCTCCAACGTGATCCGCCTGTATCCGGGGATGCGTTCCACGGCCTTGCGTGTCTCCTCGAGCCGCTTCAACGCCTCAGCATGCTCCACCTGATACTTGGTGTGCTTGTTCTCCGGGAGGTTCAGCCATGCCCGGTAGACGGCGTCGATGCTGGCCTTGACTTCCGATGCCGACCCCAGCTGCTGGTCAGCCCACCGGATCGCCTCTTCCCGGTCCATGCCCTTCGCGGTCATCATGTTGATGACGGCTTCGCGGCCCTTTTCCCACTCGGCTTGAGCGTCGGTCAGGGAGCCTGTGTTCTGGATGATCGATTCGGCCGAGTCCCGGTGTGCGGTCTCCACATCGCGGAGCGAATCGCGGTACCGTATCGACGCGTCGTTCGACCCGTTGAGCTCAGCACCCTCTGCTTTCGCGGCTTCCGTGAGCGCGTTGATTGACGACAGCGCGGCGTCCTTCGCTTCAGCCATCTCCATGGCCTTGCCAGCGACGCCATCAAGTGCGAGCTTCATGTCCTCGAGGTCGCCGGCCGCCGCATCCGCGGCAGCAGCGATATCGTCCATCGCGCTCGTCGCCGGGACAGCGACGTCCGGAGTGTTCCCCAAGGCGAGATTGATCAACGTCTGCTTGTCCGCGGTGAGGCCCTGTCTAGTCGCCGCAGTTGTCAGCGCATCCTTGTAGGCAGGCATCAACGACAGAAGTGCCCACAACTGCCGTTCCGTACCGTCGCTCTCGTCCGCCATCATGGCGAACGCTTTCTGCGCGGAAGGGAGGTCCTGCTGCGCAAGCGTCCCGAGCTCATCACCGATGCTGGCGAGAGTCCGTTCCATCTTCGACGTTTCCGCACCTGTCGGGGTCAGACGCAACCACAGGTTCTCCCACTGCGCAGCCGACTGATCCAGCACGCCACCGAGATCCTTCAACCCCGCCGCCGTGTCACTCCAATACTTCAGTTGGGAACCCTGGCCGGCCTTGTCAAAGATCTCCTGCGCACTCTTCGCAGTCACCAGACTGTTCTGCATCTCTTCCGATGACGCGGCCGCGGCATCAAGGCCATGCTCGAGCAACGTCAGCCCCGCCGCCGCCGCAACCAGGGCAATACCCCACGGGCCGGTCAGGAATGATGCGAACCGCGACAGCCCGGCACGAGCGGTCGCGGCCTGCGGGGCGAGGGTCGCCATAGCGATCTTCAGTTCCGCGATCTTCGGGATAGCAACCAGCACGGCGCCGCCGACCAGGCCGATTCCGGCTGTCAGCAGCCCAACACCGAACGCGGCCTGTTGAGCCCAGTCCGGGAGCCCGTTGAACCCGTCAACAAGATCCGTGAGTCCCTGCACCAGGGAACGGAGCGGACCGTTCGCACCGGAGCCCATCGTGATGAACGCGGTGTCCAACGCCCCAGTGAACGCTTCCCAATCGCCCTTGAGGTTGTCGAGACGCATTGCGGCTGTATCCGCCGCATACCCGCTGTCGTTGACAGCTTCAGTCCATTTCGCGACACCGCTCGCACCAGCCTGGTAGAGCGCGGTTGCGGCGGTGATCTGCTGGTTACCGAAGATCAAACCCAGGGAAGCATCGCGGGCTTCACCTGTCATCCCCGAGTATGCCGACGCAAGCTGGCCTGCGGCATGCTCCAACCCGATGAAGTTCCCCGCATTGTCGTATAGGGAGATCCCGAGACGGTCTATCTCTTTCCGCGCCAGCGCGGACGGGGACGTGAGCGACGACAGCATGCCACGCAGTGACGTACCAGCCTGCTCACCGATGATGCCCTGCTGCGCGAACAACGCGAGCGTGCCCGTCGTCTCCTCGATCGACACACCCATGGATGCCGCGATCGGGCCGACAAACTTCAGTCCCTGCGCGAGGTCATCAACAGAACCCATCGCCTTGCCAGCACCAGCCGCGAGGACATCCGCGACATGGGATGCCTGAGTCCCGTCCAACTGGAACTGCTGCAACGCGGTAGCCGAGATCTCCGCCGCTCGAGCAACACCTAGCCCACCCGCCGCCGCAAGGTCCATAGCGCCAGTCAGACCGCCACCAAGGATGTCAGCCGTTGAGATGCCGGCCTTAGACAGTTCCTCGACGGCCTGCGCCGCCTCCGTCGCAGAGAACACCGTCGACGCGCCAGCGTCCAGAGCCGCCTGACGCAGAAGACCCATGTTGTCCGCGGTCTCGTGCGTCGCCGCCTGCACGTACGACATCTGCTGGTCGAACTCAGCGAACTTCGCCACAGCGACACCGACACCGGCCGCGGCGGCAGCGCCCAGCGCGATCGCCGCAGTCCCCAAAGTGGTCATCGCCCGGTGAGTCTCAGCGAGCTTGTCACCCTCGTCCTTGAGATCCTTCGTCGCGTTCTTCGCGCGCTTCAGGTTCTCCTCGAACTTCGCGATATCTGCCTCGAGGATCACCCGGGTGATGCGTTCAGCCATAACGGATACCCCCTGAGTCGATACCCGCGTGGGCATGCGTCCGAGCGCCCTGTTACGATCCGGGCATGAAGAAGAAACTGGCCGCCCTCGCGGCGATGGCACTGCTACTCACCGGGTGCAGTGCAGGCAAAGCGGGTACGGCCCTCGATGCGTGTGTGAAAGCCGCCGAAGAAGAAGTCGGCGTGAGCGTCAACGCGAGCGACATCGAGTCCACCAACATGAGCGATGCGCTCTATGAAGTGGGCATCAAAGATGAGCGCGAAACCAGCGACGACAATGCGTTGTTCACCGTCGCCGGGAAGATCACCTACGTGCAGGATGGCACCGAAACACGCCGCTCAATGATCTGCATGGTGCAGTTCAATGAGGGTGAGCCCGAAGAACCAGAACTCACCCTCACCTGATCAGTCGTCAAGTTCGACGTAGAACAGCAGATCCCGTGTCGAACCCTGCCCATGACGCGTCTCCCACGCCTCTTCGGCTTCACGGAGCGCTTTCGCGGCCAGATCCGTGACAGGCTCGGGAACCTTGAACTTTCCGAAGTTCTTCCCGTCCGTCGCGTCCGCCACCGGGACACCATGGGAACCCCGGGGGATGTGCGACTGACGGAACGATTCGGTCAACCACATGCGGTCCAGTTCAGAGAACTCAGGCTCTCGGACCGTCACCGCTTGGACAACACGACCGGCACCGTCGTATTCGTACGTGGTGACCTCGGCAGGCTCCCAGCCGAAGAACCTACGGACAGAAACGCCGAGTTCGCGGGCAAGCTCTACTTCTTGCCCGCTCGGCCTTTTCCCAGTTCCTGCAACTCCTGCAACACGGCGTTGACGTTGATGCCCCAGATGACCAGTTCGACCTTGTTGCGGTGCACAGAATCAAGAACCGAGTACATCTCCGCCCACGTTTCCGGGTCCATGACCTCACCGTCAACCATGACGTTCGGGTAGGACGCAGAAACACCCTTCGGGTTGTACCCCATCACCGAGTCACCCTCAACGCCAGCCCGCGGAGGGTTGTCACCCATCAACGTGTCCCACACGTCCGGGTGCACACGCTCAATGCTGAGCGTCACGATCTCGCCGCCGAGAACAACATCCAACTCGGAACGGTTCTCAACCTCAAGCTCGGCACGCTGCTTCGCGATCAGCGCCTTGATGTCCGCCATGGTTTCCTCACCTCTCCTCACCAGATGGAAGACCGGGGGCAGGGCGGTGAGGAACCCTACCCCCGGGGTTTGTGTCACGCGCCGGCGACGACCGCGATCTCATGCAGGACTTCGCCCGTGATCGACGGGGAAGTCGTCTTGTGCGCCTCCGTGTTCGCCGTCGCCGGGACGACGCTCGAGCGGGCTGTACGCACCGGAACGATGTCGGTGATGACATCACCCGCGGCGATCTCCCACCCGTTCGCATATCCGAGGAAATGAACGATGTACCCGGCCGTGCCGCGCACGCCGATCGTCGTCTCCGCGTCGGTGGGCGTCTCGCGGTTGAACACGTACAGCAGCGTCAGCACGTACGAGACGGTGCCCTCAGCGGAGAGCATCTGCCCGAGCGTGTAACGGGTGATCTGCCGGGGCGTCTCGGCCGGGGTCAGGCTGTACCCGGTCGCACCGTACAGGTCGTACGTGATCGGCGTTCCCGCCGCGAGTTCCGCGACGGTGGGCTTGGTGGGGTCTGCGAGGGTCGGCACCCACAGGACGGTGCCCATGTCTTCATAGCCGAAGCCCTCAGATACGCTTTCGCGTGCCATTATTTCTCCTTGGGGTTGGCCCCACGGCGGGGCTTCTTCACCGCTGGACGGTCGTCCACGGCATCCGCCTCAACAGGCGGCTCCGGCCTCACCCCGGAAACGAAAGAAGCCGGTCGCTGCTTAGCTACCGGCTTCTTGTCCACGACCTTGTAACGGTCGGGATGACGTTCCACTTCGACAGTGGGAACATCGAACTCATGTTGTGCCGCACCAGGGCGGGCACTGCGCACTCGGACGAACATCAAGCGCCTCCTGGCCTCGAAGTGAACAGAATGCCCGTGTCGCACACCCACAGGCCGGGTTTGATAGACCGGTCAAGTTCGGCCTTGCCGGTCTCAAGGCGTGCCGGGTTACACCAGCGCCCAGGGATCTGGAACCGGTGCCCGACAACCGCCGAACGCACCCGGTCCATCGCCTTGAGCAGCGCGCCGAACGTGGCGCCGACGATCCGAACATCAATGTCAAAATCAGCCGGCCCCTCAACACCCACCGGCATGGTGTACCGCTGCTCTTCCAGATCATCAGGGAGCGGCGCGAACAGGATCAGGTATGTGGCGACGATCAGCTTGTCCTCGGGCGTCACCAACGCCGTGTCATGCACCGGCAGCAGGGTCGTCTCAAGGCGTGACCTAACCGCGTTGTAGGTCGCTTCGACGGTCATAGCCCCGCCTTCCGCAACCCATCCGCGAGCGCCTTATCGATCCCCGCGTGGAAGTCCTTCTCGTTGTTCTTGAGCGCGTCACGGCCCGCATGCTGAGGTGCCGAACGAACGCCACCGTTCGCGTCCTCCACGAAACCGAACGAACCCTGACGACGGCCCGGTGTCGGGCCAATCTCGGCCCAGATCGACGACGCCTTGATCTCTGTGTCGTACCCGACCGAAGCGCCGTACGCTTCAAGCCCAGTGCGGGCGGCCTCCTCGCGCCACTCATCGCGGATGTTGTGCGCCGTGAACTGCAGCGCCGACCGCGCGAACGGGATCGTTTCAGCCGGGACACTGGTCAGATCAGCGGCCAGCTTGTCGAGCTCGGAGAAGTCCGTCATTCAACTCACCTGCTCCACCGGATACCGCCAGGCCGTCGTCTGCCCCATGGCTGGGAAATCCTTCGTCCTCACCCGAACGCCAGCCAGGCTCGGATCGGACGTCGATGCGCTGACCTGCACGAATACGGACGGCCCTACGCGAATGGACCCCGACGGAACCGACAAGACCAGTGCGGAAACGACAGGCTCTTGACCGGCGATCTCCACGTCTCTCGACTCCTTGGACGCGGCCTTCAGCCGCGCAGGGATGTTGAACGTGGACTTGCCATCCACGGTCCCTGCGATCGGCGTCTCCACCTTGATCGGTTGCAGGGTTTCCTCGTCAATGGCGTCTTCCTCGGTGAAGAACGTGACAGTCTCCGTCATCCGGGATTCGGCCATTCGGCGGCCCAGCGTCGTGGTCCCGCGGAGGATGCTCATTGCGTCACCATGGTCCCGCTAGACGCCCCGTAGGCGCGTTGCAAGTTCTCTTGCGTGAGCGCGGGAAGGGTGAGGTGTCCGGTCTTGTCGCCGCCGTCCGCGAAGGCGATCTTGAAGTCATCCAGAGCCAGGGACGAGAGCCCTCCGACGTTCACTCCAAGGTCGGCTTCTACGAGAAGGATCGCTGATGCGACCATGGCGACGTTGATGCCGACGAGATCGGCAGGCGGTTCCGCGGCCCCGTAGCTAAAGGTGACCTCCACCGACTGATAGAAGACGTCTTGTATCGAGTCCTCGAACCGCGTGAATGGGACGTTGGCGCCGTTTGCTTTGACGGACACAATGTCAGCTACGAATGACTGCGGGAGGTCCACCCGCCCGAGCACCGGGTACGCAACGTACGTCGATGTCACGGGCGGGTAGATGTGCTGACCGATGACGCCCCGCAAGTACCCTGCGGACTGGTCCAGAAGGACCTCAATCCACGCCTTCTCCTCGTCGGTGAAGGTGCGGCTGAGGGTGTCCTCAACGTTGTCTGCGGTGGCGAAACCGGTCATGTGTCACTCCTTGAACAGGGCCCGGATCTCGTCGCGGGACATGCCCTCAACGTCCTTGCCGTTTGCGGTGGCGAACGCGGCCCAAGCGTCGAGTCCTGCGTTGCCCTTCGGCATCTCGCCAACCGTTTCGGCGGGCTCGGGTGTGGTCTCGGTGACGGGTGTCACTTCTGCCACTTCGACGGGCTCGGCAGGTGCCTCTTCAGCGCCCTCGGGCTCGGGTGTGGTCTCGGTGACGTATCGGGCGTGCCCGCCGTCCACAAGCCCGGATGCAACGATGTCTTCAACATCGAGGATCAGCCCGCTGGGGCCGATGATCTTTGCCATGATTCCTTCTCTCCGAGTGAGCGGGGAGGGCCGGCATGCGACCCTCCCCGTTTGCGTCAGGACGCGGTGAAAACGCGGATGCCGGTCGCGCGGACGACCTTGCCGCCGTACACGTGCAGGCCGCGAACACGATCAGCGATCGAGTCGTTGTCACGCATGCGCTCGATCGAGTCGAGCTGCGACACGTACGCGGCAGCATTGCGGTGGAACGCGATGAAGCGCGGCTTACTGGACGAGTCCGGGATGGACAGCGCCGACACGGTGCGGAAGCCGAGCACGTTGCCGATGGTCGCGTTGCGGAGACCGTTCGCATCACCAGAGGTGTCGAAACCGGTGATCTTCGACGCGGCCGTGAGCAGCAGCGCCTCAAATTCCGGGTTGACCGCCAGGACACGGTTCGCGGCAGGGACCTTCGCCTTCTGCAGTTCCTTGCGTGCCTGGACGATCTGATCCCACGCCTGATCACCGGTCGTGACCGCCGCAGCAGTCATGGCCGTGCCGTTGGTGGCGAGCAGAGCGGCGAGGAACGCGTCCGAGTCCGCAGCGAGCGCGTCGCCGGCCGCGTCCGTGTAGTGGCGGACCTGCACGATGCCACCAGACTGCACAGCATCGATGTCCTGCACCTTGAAGTCGAACGCCTTCTCCTGGTCGATGAGGAGATCCACACCGGTATCGGTGACGTCATCCGCCTTCGTGGTGCGGGGAATGGGCTGCGGGTCCTCAGGGTCGTTGTCCGACACCGCGCCCGTCTTGTAGTTCTTGATCGTCGGGGCGACGACACCAGTCAGGTGCACGACGTTGCCACGGCGGGCAACACCCTCGTACTCGCGGGACACGAGCTGCGGGAAAACCGCCTCCGCCTCCCAACGGTCGAGGATCTCATCAGCCCATACCTCGGGGATTCCATTTGCGAGAGCCATGATGGCGCTCCTTTCGTGTTATTTGGCCCCGAGAATCAGGTTGACGCGGCCCTCATCACGGGCCTTGCGTCGCTCTTCTCGGGACAATGCGTTGTATTCGTTCTGTGTCAGCTGCCCGGGCTTGGCCTGGGGTTTCGCGGACTGGTTGACGTTCCCGAACTGCCTCTTGCCCGTCGCGGCAAGGTGGGGTTTCCGGGTGAGAAGGTCGGTGATCGCGTCCTCGATTGCGGATGCGTCCACGTCGCCGTTCTCGTCTACGTCGAATTCGCTGAGGTCAAGGAATGCGACCGCATCGGCAGGATCTGCGAGCTTTCCTGCTGCCGCCGCACGGATCTCGCTGCGGAGAATCCGGGTGTTCGACTTCTGGGTTGCTTCCGCTGTGGCTTCGCGCCGCACACGGTCCAACTCCTGCTCATCGGTCGGCTTGTCCTTCGCCGCGATCTGCGCCTTCAGGGCGGCAAGCTCGGCTTTCGCCTCGCGGGCTTCACGCTTCGCGGTACGTGCCGCGGCGCGCTCGGTCGCGAGAGCCTTCTTGCCAGGTTCACCAAGGGTTTCCTCGGTTTCCTCGGCATCGGTCGTCTCTTCGACTTCCTCAGCAGTTGTCTCTACGTCAGTCGTCTCGTCCGTCGCGTCGGTGACGTCATCAGTCATGGGGAATCGCTCCTCAAAATGGGCATGAAAAAAGCCCCCACGGTTGTGGAGGCCCTGTTGTGCCCCATTTGAGGGGCTGTCCCGCGTCGCGCGGTCGTCCCCGGCGCCGGGCCGGGAAAGTCTTGGTTGGTCAGATGATGTACCCGTACCGCTTCAGCAGTTCGCGGATACGCTCGGGAGACTCGGACGTTGTCATTTTCATGACGGATTCAGGCATCAAGCGGAGGGTGTTCGAGCGTCGGTAGCGTTCGTCGCCCACTTTGACGAGCTCAGAGCGTCCACGCCCCCACGCACCTCGAGCTGTCGTCCCTTCGAGAGTCGCGTACACCTGCAACGGTGAACCGTCAGGGCGAACGCCGATCGTGACCGGGCGGAGCCGGGATCGGCTGTACGAGCCGTCCGCACGCAGCGTGGACGTCTTATACGCACCCCGCCGTGCGTTTACGACCTTGATCGGGTCAGCACCATTGCGGATCGCCCATGCGCCGGACTTCGTGAACACCCGGTCCTGTTCCACCTCAGTCATGGATTCGAAGTAGTCGGACGGGTGCTGGAAGAACCCTTCAGGCGTTTCGTTGTCACGCAAAGGCATGGAGAAGCATCGGCATTCGGGGTGACGTTCGAAATCTGTCCTGTACCCCTTGACCCCGGCGAGGATCGCACATCGGGAGCACGCGCCCGGCGACACAACCCGCACCGAGTACAGGGCACCGTTCGCGACAGCCAACGTATTGTCGGCGGATCTCCCTGCGTCCCGAATCGTGTTCGCGGCGAGGATCGACATCAGCGCGGTTCCGGCCTGGAACGCCGCCCCGACGCCCACGCCAGCGCCAATAAGGCGCTTCGTGTGCGTGACCCCGCTGTACAGCTCTGGGGCGATTTCACGGCCCTCACGGGTCACGCCACTGAATGACTGCGCCGCGAGCGCCGCCGTGCCGCCGACTGTCGATGCGATGTAACCCGTCGCCTGTTGCGCAGCCTCAAGCTGAGCGGACGACACCGCGGCCGCCAATTGTGGCGCACGGGCCGTCCACTCGGACTCAAGACGGGCAGGATCAGCACGAGACCACTCCCGCGCCACCGAAGCGGCGGAGGTCATGGCTATCTCATCGACGGTCGAACGATGCTCCGCAGCGGTATCAAGCAGCCTGCCCATCGGGGACCTCATCAAGTTCGTCCTGCAATGCACCGCGCGCACCCATCGCGAACATCATCGACTGATCCTTCTCGATCATCTTCATGATGCGGGATAGGTCACCGGGGGATACGCCGTCGAGTTCAAGCAGATACTCGGTCGGATAGCCGATCGACTTCTTCTTCGCGAGAGCGTCGGTGAGCTGCGCTTCGGAACGAATCTCCGGGTTCGCCCAACGGAGCGACGCGAATCGTGTCTCCTTCGCGAGTTCCGTGTTCCCTCGGGCGAGATGCCCAAGCCGAATCACTTCCTTCAGCGCGGGTGTCGCGAACGTCTGGAACTCGATCGACTTCTTCACCAAGCCGATCTCAGACGCCTTCAGTCCCTCCGCAGACACATTCGACATGCCCGCCTTCGTCACCAGGTACGTCGGTGGCGTGCGGGTCTGCGCAGCTATATGCCCGACCATGATGCCGATCGCGTCCGTGAACACGTCCAGACGGGCAGGGTCCCACTGATCGATCTTCGCGTCCTTGCCGTTGAACACGGCAAACCGCTTCTCGTTCAGTTCCTGCATCGTCACCGGCGCCGAACCGATCGGCTTACCGTTCACATCGAGCAGTTGACGTTTCGGCGGGTCCGTGCCCAGCAGCACGCGTGCCGGCATGGACGCGTAGTCGGCGGCAAGGAACAGGTACGCCCACAGCAGGTTGATCGCGTTCTGCTTCGGCATCACCACGTCAAGCTCAGACACCGGGTCACCACGCAACAGAGGCCGATTCGGGATCTCCACGACCGGCACCGCGCCGATCGGGTTGTTGAGTGGCCACGTGTCATCCCCGCGCTCCACCCACGGCTCCCACCCGCCATCAGACGTGCGCTGAGTGCGTGCCTGATCCGCCCACGAGTCGCGTTCGTTCTTCGAGTTCCCGTAGCGTCGACGCCACTTCCACACCGTCAGCGGCATGTACAGGATCGCGAACTCATGATCGCCATCGATCCACGTCTTCAACGCGGCGCGACGAATACGCGGGTTCGCGAAGTCGTACTCGATCTCCACATTCGACGGGTGCTCCCACGAGAACGACGGCTCCACGTCATCGCCCTGATCGACACCCCACACCGACACGTAGGAACGCTTCGCGACAAGCGACATGAGGATGCCCTGAGAAGCCTGAGCATCCATATCGTTCAGCAGCCAGTCGTCCCATGTGGAGAGTGAGATCGAATCCTTCGACTTCACATCGTCATTCCGGTAACGGATGCCGATCGGAGACAGGCGCTCGGCCTCCGCATTCGCGACAACGCCGCACCAGTTGTCGGAGAACTCCGAATACCGGGCGCCGTTGGCCTTCAGCCACTCATCGGTAGCGAACGTGAGGTTGTGCTGGCCGCCGTAGTAGCGTTCAGCCCGCTCGATCTCCGTACGACGCTCATTCAACCGTGGGTAGATCCGGTTCACCATTGCGAGCGCTTCGTGTGCGTCCGGGGATGCCGTGATGTCCATTGACACCCCTTTCAGTCAGAACCAGACGAGCGATTCCGTCTCTTCGTCTTCAGCCCCACCAGATGCGATGACATCCATGCGCGCCTCATGAGCGAGGACGCCAGACATGGTGATGTCGATCTTCTGAGGGTCCGATGCTTTACCGATCGAGTAACGCCGTATCTTGTTCACCGGGTCCACGGTCCCCGACCGGATGATCGCGTTGAGCAGATGCGCTTCCGCGTCCTTGTCCTGGTCGTGCGTGAAATCCGAATCCGGGTTGTACACGTCCGTGCGGAACCGTTCCAACGCCGCATGAATCTGCGTCGGACGGTTCGTCGCCCACTTCACGAACACACGCTCACCGTGCTCCCCAGCAAGCGCATTCGCCTCGGACTCCCAAAACATGGGGTCCCAGTAGACACGCACCAGCGAATACGTCTCCGCGATCTCAGACCATGCGGCCATCACCTCAGCACGCGGAATCCGGCCGCCCCAATCTTGCGGACGCCAATGCGCCTTCCGTTTCGCCGCCCCATATGTCGGGGTGAACTGGTAGCCATCCATCGTCTCGAGCCGGATCGCAGAATGGTCCTCATTCTCGGAACCATCGAACCCGCCACACACGCGAGTGCCCGGTGCGACCTCTTCGCGGAAGCCCTTCAGCGCCCACTTCTTCATGTCGAACCATGTGCCAGCGCCCGCCACGATCCGGTTGCCGAAGAACCGTTCAGCCTCACCGGGACTCACCTCAGCAAGCCCCTGCGACTCGGCCTCGATCGACCGCAGATCAACCCACGGAGATGAGGAATAGTTCCACCGGAAGATCTCGGTGCGGTCCTTCTTTACTCTGAAGTCCAGGTGCGCGGGCGGCGGGTAGTAATGCTTCAACACGTCCGCGCGCTTCGACTCGTGCGTGTCCTGCGCCTGCGACGACTCGGCAGGGTTGTACGGGTTCGTCGTCTCCGACACTCGCCCACCCATACCAGCGGCGCCACGGCGCAGCGTGCGCATGAACTTCTTCATGCTGTTCTGATCAGTCCACAGACCGGTCTCATCCGGCTTCCCGCAAGAGATACGAGCACCGAGCTTGCCGTCGGCCTTCGAAGTCACGATCTCGATACGCGAGTCACGGTTCCCGTTCGGGTGGCGGATAAACGCCTCGCCGGTCTTCGTGATCACGTTCGACAGTGGGCCGTCATCGATCATCGGGATGAGAGCGCCCCAGGTGTTCTCCACCTGATCCTCAACGACCGCCGCAAGCTGGATGCGGGGAGTTGGCCAATGCCTGCCCATCGGCTCGCCAACCTCGTAGAGGTACACCCCACCGCACGGACACCCATGGTCGGAGCATGCGTAGTAGTCGCCCTCTTCCGCGCGGCCGTCATACAGCGCCGGGCCCACGAATTCCAAGCACGTCTCTGCAGCGACACCAGGAGACTTCCCGATCTTCTGCGCGGCCATCCACTGCCCGGTGCGGTAACGAAACGCGACGTTACGCTCCCCCGGCTTCGCAGACGGGCGAACCTCATACCAATTCGCGATCCACACGCGGTGATCCAGCGTCGGAACGAACGGATCGCCCGCATTGTCACCGTCAGGAATCACGCAGTGACGTTCGATCCACCACATGCCGAGGTAACCCAAGGAACGCGTACGCGGAGGAATCCGATACTCAGGTGCCTTCGCCATCGACAGTGACCGCCTTCAACCAATCGCCAGACGACGTCTTACGAGCAGCCTTCTTCGCCGGAACCACCGGAGCGCTCGGAGCGTCAGCAATCTGCCAACGCAACATCCGCATCCCCGGGATCGTCAAGCCAAGCTCGCCGGCCATCCGCAGAACAGCCGTCCGCAATCCTGCAGACGCCTCGGGCTGCGCGGCTTCCAGGTACGACCGCACATAGAGAGCAACCTGATCGCCCATATCGAGTGCCGACCACTCCTGCGCCTGCGGCATCCGCCACAGCCGAGCCCACATGTCAACCTCATCGAGGTTGTCAGGCTCAAACGGCCACGCCGGAGCCTCGCCCTGAAATCCGCCAGCAGGCAAAGTGACCCACGCCGCATCATCCTTTCGATCCCGGCGAGCCGCCATCGGATCAGGGGCAGGGCCAGAACGAGCACGAGCGCCACCAGAAGCCATGAAGAACACCCCCAGCAGGACGTATAAGGATCGAAGGGAACATTCGAACATCAGAGCGATCAGAGACCTTTTGAACCCGCCAGAGGTTTTTTGGCCCTCACCGGCGACTCTTTGTAGCATCGGCGTGACGGGGTGCACCCCCGGGCCGGCGAGGCGATATTCGAACATCCCTCCACCCGGTTAGGCGTTCCAGCCTCCGGGTTGCAGCCGCGCAGTCTCGATAGAGTGGCAGCGATGACACAAGCCGCGTCCGTATTGCGGATCGTTGGGGTTGAGTCCGAGCCGTTCGAGTTCGCGGCGGTCTTGCGGGTGATGGTCTGCGACGGTGGCGATGCCGGCATGACAGAGGACGCAGACGGGATCGCGTGCGAGGACTGCTGCGCGGAACTCTCGGTGTCCTGCGGTTGAGTACACGCGGTTGTCTACCCGCTTGGCCCTGGCCTCTCGGCTGTGGTCGTCGCAGCGCCCTCCTGGTCCATTGAATAGTTCCCCGCATCCGTGGACGTTGCAGGCTTTCATGGGGTCAGTCGTCTTCCGCTCGGTCGAGAAGGTTGTTCGTCAAGAGATGCATACGCGCCTCGATCGCGGCGCGCTCGGCTTCCGCGAGATCATCGAGTTGCCCGATGTGGTGAGAGATGGGCTATCAGGCCCTCTGGCGAGTTCGTACGCGACTCAGCGCTTGCGGTGCCGCAGGTCGACTGCCCAGGTGACCCAGAGCATGGTGACCGTGCCTGCCGCGTATCCGGTGAGCAGCGTCTGGATGAGGAGTTCGCTCATCGCGGGTCCTTTCCGAGGCGTCGTCGTAGTCCGCGTGTTGCTTCGGTTTGGGTCTTTGCCTTGTGGCATGGCTCGCATGCGGCTTGGCCGTTGTCCAGGTCGTAGCGTGCGCCACCTTCAGCGACTGGCGTGATGTGATCCGCGTCAGTGGCCCTGCGTGTGCAGTGCGGGCCGCGGATCTGGCAGATGCCTTTGTCGCGTCGGAGTACGGCCGCTCGCCACGTCTTGTGACCGGCGTCGGCGGCGTGCGTGCGAGGTGACCAGTGATGCACAGTGTGGTCGTCGCAGTATCGGGTGTTGGTGATGCGGTTGTTGCACCCTGGGGTCGGGCATTGGCGAGGGGCTCTCGGAGATGTCCGTTCCGCTCTCCGCGGGAGTTGCGGCCCTTGTTCACACTGCCTCGCATGGCCGAACTGGAAGACCTTCGCGAATCATCCGCCGCGCTCGCCCGCCTTGACGAACGCCGGGCTGGCCAAGTCGCCTACCGCGATGAACTCGTGCGCAAAGCACTATCGAACGGGGCGACGTGGCCGCAGGTCATGGATGCTGCCGGGCTGTCACGCCGTGGTGTCCAACAGGCGATCCGGCGTCAAGCCTGAGTGTCAAAGTGTGGCGACTCAGTCTTCGTCCCAGCGCGCGACTGGTCGCATGACCCTGGGGCTGACGTGTCCTTTGCGGGCGGCTACCGTGTCGGCGAAGTCGGCTTCTTCGCAGAGCATCATGGCCCGGTAGCTGGGGTAGGTTTCGTTGCAACCCTCACAGGTGTATCCGATGTCGGTGCGTGCGGCGGCGGCAACAGCTTTGATGTCGCTCACGGTTCCTCCATCAGCACGCCGTTGTGCCAGGTGCGGTGTTTGGGTGCCCATCCTGCTGGTGTGGCCGGTGGGATGCGGGTGAGCGTCCATACGATGGCGGGTTGCCAGATCGTGTAGGCGAGGATGCTGAGGGTGATGCCGGCTGCGACGCCGAGGATGGTTCTCATTGCAGTGCCAGACAGGCGAGTGTGAAGTCGGGGTCGGATTCGAGCCAGGGTTGCCGTTTGGCGAGCTCGAGCATGGCGTCGAGTGTGGCCGCCCATGTCATGCCGAGCATGGTGCCCCCGTTCGGGTGAGGACTGCTGGGATCGAAGGGGAAAGAGTGCCCGACCGCGTGCCCGTGCTGTGTCGATTCTCGAGACGGAGGGGTCGGGAAGATGCGCCCCGTTCGGGTCGTGGACGGTGCTCCGTCTCGCCGTTCGGGGTCTTCTGTGAGGGGTGCACCATCGCGGCATCCGGGAAGCGTGTACTTGGCCTGTCGGCTCAGTCGCTTATCCGGTCGCGTTGACCTCGCATTGTGCCGCCACGAGGTCTCGAACCCCGCACCCTCCGCTTACAAGGCGGACGCTCTAGCCAGATGAGCTATGGCGGCATGACGGCCAAGGCGGATGCCTGCTCCGTCGTGTGACAGCGGTGAGCCTGTGGCTCTGGCTGTATTTGTGCGGCGCACGGCTGGGGGCCTGTGCGCATTGTTGCCGCATGCCTTTGCGGCTCCTACGACCGACCTATTGCCACGTGTCAGGTGAGCGGGCCGGGAGGTACTAAAAAAGCCACCCTCGTGATGAGTGGCGGCTGTGCGGCTGGCTGAACATAGTTCTTGAGCCTCGCGGCTAGAGTATCAGATTTCTCACATTGTTTTGCGCGGCCTCCCCGGCATGTTCTTCTTCTGTTTCCGCAAGTCGGAGATGTTGAACCAGAGCACATCGCCGGGTCTGAGCGTGCGGACTTTCCCGTGTCTCGCCCACCGGTAGATGGTCTTCTCGGATCTGCCTGTGATGGTTACAGCGTCATCAAGCTGCGCCCAGTCGTCGAGTGCCCCCAATGTGCTTCTTCCCCTCCTCGATGAGCAACGTCATCAGATCCGTGAATTTCTCTTCGGTGATTTCGGCGCGGCATTCGGTGCATGCGATGTGCACGTTGTCGCCGTCGAACTGTGGTGGCCGGTATCGGATGGTCTCCCCGGCGCACTCCTGACAACGAACGTGCCTGACTGCGTGGGGTTTGTCTTCGATGGGCCACCTTGCGAGTGCGGTCTCAACTTCGCGCGTGAACTGCATCGCGATGTCTTTGCCGTAGTCGTCGTTCGCGACGTCCTCGAGGTCTGTCCAGTACCTGAGCTCTCGGGACAGGCGGGTGATCTCTTCTGCGGCGAGCCACGTCGGTGGCAGGTTGATGGACGAGTCCGCCGAGGGCGACCTGACCTCTTCCACAGTTCCCTTGATGTAGCCGGCCACCCGGAACCAGGGGACGACGATCAACGACTTGTCCACGGCGATGCGGAACCGGCGCCATTCCTCCCATGTGAGGTAGCCGACGTTCTCGTGTTCAGGCATTCTTGGCTCCCTCGTGTTTGGTGTACCGGTGCATGAGTTCGGCTGGCACCGGGTACTCGGCTGCCAGCTTCTCGATGTGCTCGCGCAACGCGGGGCTTTCTCGGAACCATTCGCGTCCGCGCGCCAGGTCGCGGACGAACTGCCCGTGTCGTTTGTGTTCCGTCTCGGTGGTGCCCGGTTCAACGGCGAGTAGTTCTGTCCCTGGCGGGTAGTGGCGGGATCGTTGCCGCAGGTTGGCGGTGTAACCGATCTTGATCTGACCGTTGATGCGCATGTAGTACACGAACCCGGTCGACTCAGGGTCGGCCTTGAGCCGACGGTTGTTCTGCACAACTTCCTGTTTCGCGAGCTCGGTTCGCTTGCGCGCTTCCCGGTACATGGCTACAGACATCTCGGGCATCGCGACAAACTTCTCAAGGTTGCCGAGGATCTCGATCTGACATCTCATGCAGATCGTGCCGTGTTCGTACTCCTCCTTGAGGTCGCGGTGCTTGAAGGTGCGATGCTTGCCCCACGAGCAGTAGAACGCCTCCGAAGCCGGCCATTGCTTCTTCTTGCGCTGACGACGGCTTGGCCCCCGCATGGGGAACTGGATATCGCTCATCCCCTCACCTTCACGGGTTTCGGGAGGGTGAGGTCATCGACGGCCTCGAGCAGTTCGGTCATGCTGCGTCCTTTCGGTCGTTGAGTGTGTCCCAGTGGCACGGGCACTGACACGGGACTTCTTCGTCTGCGTCGTCGTCCCATGCCGTGTCGGGGTGCAGCGGGTGTTTCCCGTCGCGGCAGTCGGGGGACTTGAGTTCGGTCACGGGTTTTCCTCTCGGTCGACGACGTACGCTCCGAGCGCTTCGCCGGTGTCGGGGTCGTCGATTCGCGAGTACCGTTCCCCCGCGATGACGATGTACGGCGGTTCGCGACGCAGATTCGGCTTGGCGTTATGGAACCGTCCGCCGAGAAGGACTACCTCAGGCATCGGGTGCCTCCTCTCGTGCTCGGGCTCGGTCGCGTGCCCGTTGCCGTTCTCCGTTGTTGCGGGCGCGTTCGGCCATGCGCCCGTCGTGGTAGGCGCGTGCGTACACCCTGGACACGGCATCGTGGAGTGCGTACGCGCCACTGTCGTCCAGCACCTCACGGTTCGAGAACTTCTGGGCGTCTCGGTGCTCGTTGTCGATGTACCGGTCGATGATCTCGACGACCTCGATCGGGACCGGCGTCGGGTAGTCGCTCATCGGTCTGTCTCCTGTATCTCGACATCGGCCCCGTCGATTCCGGGATACCGATGCCAGAGGTGCAGGCACAAGTCGCACGACACCTCGGCGGGATCACGTGTCGTGAACTCGAATGACGATGCGCCGCTGCCGTGCAAGCTCGTCGGCGCGTCCAATTCCAGATGAATCTTCATTGCTCGTCCCTCCGGATCTCGACATCCGGCTTCGTCAGGCGTGCGACGATGTCGCTCGCGCTTTCGAGCAGGACGACCTGAGCGACGGCGGTCGCGCCGTCTGCCTGCTCTGTCCAGGAGCTGACATCGTTGATGTGCTCGCACGCTTCGATGGCCCGCTTCTTCGAGCGGAACGGCCCCGCCACAGTCGCGACTAGCGTGAAGTACTGCATCATCGCTCCTCTCGACTACGGATCTCGTGATTGGTGGTCTCCTGGTATGCCGCGATCCGCTCGGCAACCCAGATCGCGCTCAGCGACCCGTCGTAGCTGTCGTCGTCCGCATCGAGCAGTTCGACGGCGTTGGCGCGGATCTCGGCCAGCACCTTCTCGGCGGCATCCGCCCGATGCAACCACTCGTCCCGCCGTTCGATCAGCACGTCCCGGTGAGCCTGTAGCTGCTCTACGGTCTTCTCTGCCTGCTCCAAGCGGTCCAGGAGGGCGAGGACGGCGATGGGCTGGAATGCTGCGATGTGCGCGGCGTCCGCGAGCAAGGCCGCCTGACCGACAGATACGTCCGGATCGTGCGGCTCACCACCCGCGCCGATGTAGTGCGCTCCCCGATGCCACGGCCCCGGTGTTGCCGCTTCTGCCACCTTGCGCAGAGCCTGGGGGTCAAGCTGAGCGGTCATCGGGTCTCCTGTTCGCGGTGCTCGTTCCAGTGGTCGATCAGGTCGATGGCGGCGGTGCGGCGGGTGCGTTCGATCGGCGACCACCAGGGACTGCACCTGTCGCACTTCGACCGCCATTCCCGTTTCTCGCGGCCGACCGTGCCGAGTAGCGTCCGCTCAGCCGTCAGCCACACGCGGCCGTCGCGCTGGATCGTGATGTGCCCGTACTGGATCACTGGTCTTCTCCTTCCATGGAGAGCACGATCTTGGCGTTGTGTACCTTCACTGCGTGCTCGTTGAATGCGGCCTGCGCGCCGGCCTTCTCGTCGCGGGTGAACGTCGCCCCGCACGCGCTACACGTCCATGTCCACATCAGCTCTCCTGCCCTTCCAGGGGTGAGGCGGGGAGGACGACGGCTGAGAGGGCCGCGCAGGCGTACTGGTACGCCCACTGATCCGAACCCGGAACGTACGTGAATGTGGGGTGGCGCAGTTTGAATATCGTCTCAGCGGCGCGATGCTTCTCCGCTTCGGTGAAGTTGATCCCCGCGTACGGCATCACTCGCCTCCCTGCTCTGCCTCGAGTGCATCGAGGATGTTCCGTCGCCATGCCGCGTCGGCACGCAGGTGCCACGACTGCCACCAGTGCCACTCCGCAGTCACGGTTTCCTCGGCCATCCGGGTCGGGTTTGCGTCCATCCGAGATCCGTAGCGCGCGGCCTCACGCACTCGCTCGATGCTGCGTTCAGCCGCCGCCAGACGCTCGCGCAGCTGCTCCGGTTCCTCGGGTACGACGGGCGGCAACAGCGTCGGCAGAAGCTCCTGCGCACGCCGCACGGCGTCTCGATAGTGCTCGTCCGAGACGCCTCGATCGGAGGTGTCGGTCTCGTACTCGATCAGAGCCCACGCGACGCCCTGGACGGCGGCTGCCAGCAGAGCCCCCTGGCGCGCCGGGGTCAGTTCTTCCTCAGCCATGGTTCTGCTCCTCTCGGTTCTCTCCTGGGGTGGCGGTGGGCATCGCGCAGTTACCGCCCCACGCCGTGCTCTCGTACGACCCGCCAGCTTCGATGCACTTATCGAAATTCGTCTTTGGCCGGTCACATCCCGTGAGCGTCAAGGCCAGAACCCCGATCCCGATTGCCGCCACGATCTTGCTCATCGGCTCTCTCCCTGTACGGGGGATGCGGCACGGAGAGCGGCGCGACCCGTCTCTGTCCACTCCTTCGCGAAGCCGATCCCTGTACCGAACTGCTCGAACAGGTAGCGTCCGAACTTCTTGGCTTGCGCGTCGGTCGGTTCGCCGTGCTGCATCAGGCGCTCGGTCGGTTCGGCCTGCGGCTCCGATGCACGGCAGCGCCACCCAGGCTTGAGGTGTCCGTGGTTCAGCACCTGCTCGGGCGTTCCCGTGACGGTGTTGCCGTTCTCGTGTTCGATCGTGATGCGAGGCTCAGCGGCCGACTCTGGGGATACGGGGCGGCGGAAACCGGCAGCGAGTACGCGATCCGTGACGGTGTTCGCCGTGCCGTCATCGCTGTCCCATGATTCGACGGTCGCCTTCGCCACGATGTCTATTAGCACTTCCCGCTCGTCGTCGGTCGGTGCGTGCGCCTCCTCGAAGACGGCGAAGGCGGCTTCGGCATCCCGTCGCGCTTCCGCCTGCGCAGTCTTCATGGGTAGGTTTCCCCACGCCCACGGTGTGATCGCCTTCGCGGCCTTCTCGATGAATTCCTCCCTGCTGGTCATGACTGCTCCTTCCGGTATGGATTCTTCGGATGTCGGTACTCGTGCTCGCTGAGTTCGGTGTAGTGACCTTCACCCCAGCCCCTGACGTACCCCTCGTCCCATTTCTCGGCGTCACGTTCCCGGAGCGCATCGACAGGGGCGACCTTCGACAGAATGTGCTCGATCGCGCTCAGGGCGTCGTTGTCGGACTGCTCGAAGTTCTTCACCTCACCGTCGATGCGTTCGATGACGGCCGCGAGCTCGGCTGACTTCTGCTCTTCCTCGAAGTGGTGCAACTCACGGGCGTGCATCTCGCGTTCTGCGTCCGCCATCCGTCGCCAGTACTTCGCCGACGTGTGGTCAGCGCCCGCCAACACTTCGCGGGCCTCATCCAGCGCATCCAGCACCACCCGCAGGTCGGTGAACGCCGATCCTCCCGGTGTCACGCAGAGGCACTTGTCCTCACCGTTCGTCAGGATCTCGCGCAGCCGTTCGGTGGCACCCTCGATGTCGGTCATGATGCTCTCTCCAACTCTTCGAATTCGTCCTGGTCGATGACGTGCCGGCATTCGTCGTTCGAGCACCTCACAGTCACGTGCCCTTCGAACCACGCGGGCGGGTGCCAGATCATCTGTGCTGCTGGCATTCGGGGCAGCGGACGCGTCGGATGCGGTGCGGGCGTTCTACGGTCTCGTGCGCCCGGTACGCGCGTTCGGCTGCGGCGGCGAACTGGATCGCGTCAGCGGCGCCCGTTTCGGTCGACACCCAGAGTTCGAGGGAACGGTGCCCCTCCGCTGATGCGAGGTGTCGCCGGCATTCGTCGAGCGCGAGCATCACGCCGGTGAGGTTCACATGCCCGTCCGCCCGTGTCCGCACGCCACCGTTGTCCCGTTGAACCGCACGCGACAGGCCCAGCAGCCCGACCTGACGTTCGAACTCCGACCAGCGACTGTAGGCATGCTCGAGGCGGTCGAAGTGCGCAGAGCACAGGAACCCGCGTTCAGCGGCCCGGTAGTAGCAGCCCCCACAGTCCGGGTTCTGACACGTGTCGAGATGCACATCCCGCTGCTTGCACGGGGCCACAGACGGCACCCCGGGGAAAGCGCAGACACACAGGATCGTGTTCACGCCGGTTCTCCAATCTGCACCAGGGCGTCCATCTGTTCGGCCAAGTCGGGATTCAACGCCCGGGCGAGGCCATGCGGGGACACCTGCACACGCCGGCGTCCGATCATCCCGACCCACCAGCCGCCCTGGAACGTCCAGATCACCCCGGCACCGTCCATGCACCTGTCGCCGTCCTTCGCCTGCGTGAAGTGATCCAGGACGATCTGTGCTTCATGCGTGCTCATGCCGGTTCTCCGATCTGCCCAAGGATCTGAGCGATCGTGAATGAGTCGAGCCACCTCAGCCCGAGCGCTCCCTTGTACGCGATCGGCTCGGCGATCGGGCGCGGGTTCGCGAGCACCAGGTGATGTGCGTCCCACTCAGCCCACGGCGAGCAGAGCTCACCCGGCTTCGTGTGTTCGGCCCAGTCGACGAGCCGACCGGACGCTGTGGCGCGCGCGACGTGCACGTCGACGAGGTCGACAACTCCGATGATCGCGCCCCGGTCCGACCACTCTGGGGTGAACTTGTTCGGTTGCGGTCGCCGCACCCGATACCAGTTGGCCTGATCCATCCAGAGCGATTCGGGGGCACTGTCTGCATCGGCCTGAGCGACGTGGATCGCGATCTGACCTCTGTAGTGACCGGCGATGTTCCGGACGCGATTCTCTACGTCCTTCCCGCCATGGATGATCGCCCATGCCCACGGCTGGCGAACAGTCAGAATCCTCATGATGCGTTCTCCTGTCCCTTGTCTCGTCCGCTGCGCATCCAGTCCAGGTATGCGCCACCGGAACCGCGCGGATCGTATGCCGGGTCGTTCTCGATGAGACGCCGGATCTCATGTGCCGCGCGTTCGATCGCACCGGCAGCGTCGGGCCGCCAATATCTCGACCCGGGCAGTTCCATGTGTCGGTCACGTTCCCGCAACCACTCGTCATCACAGAGCGCTTGAAGGCGTCGGATCAGGTCGGATCGCGAGTCGTCTACCTGTTCCGGTTCGGGTGTCGGATCGAAACCCGGCAGCACGTCCGAGCCCATGTCGGACCCGTGGCTAAAACGGGGTGTCGTCTCCAAAGCTCCCACCTCCGCCCCACTGCTCAGCGCCGTTCTGAGCGCCTGACGCGTCCCACGGCTCATCGTTGGCCGTCTGGGGTGCTGTTCGGCCCGCCTGGCCGCCCTGGGGCGACTGGGAGCGCGTGACCTGTGCGGTCGCGTAGCGCAGCGACGGGCCGATCTCGTCGACCTCGAGCTCGATGGCCGTGCGGTTGTTGCCCTCACGGTCCTGGTAGGAGCGCTGACGCAGACGGCCCTGCGCGATGACGCGCATGCCCTTGGTCAGCGAGCCAGCCACGTGCTCGGCGAACTCGCGCCACACGGACGCACGGAGGAACAGCGCTTCGCCGTCCTTCCACTCGTTCGCCTGACGGTCGAACGTGCGCGGAGTCGATGCGATCGTGAAGTTCGCCACCGGAAGACCGTTCTGGCTATACCTCAGTTCCGGATCGCTGGTCAGGTTGCCGACGACGCAAACCACGGTTTCATTCGCCACGGTGGTATTTCCTCTCAATCTGGATGGGCCCGCCCGCTTTGGGCCTACGAAGACCTCGGACGAGCATGCTTATGTAGTTCTGATCCACGCCGAATTGGTCGGCAAGATCGAGTTGGCGTGCACCCAACGCGCGCCGTTCCCGAATGAGCCGCACCTGGTCGTCGGTGATCTTCACTGCGTTCACTTCCCGGCCGCGCGCGTGCATGTCAGCGACGTTCGCGGCTGGTGTGTCGAAGCGCAGATGGCTCGGATTGCAGCAGGGCGGGTTGTCGCACGAGTGGCAGGTCATCAACGATGGGTGTCTGACTTCCCCTGTGGTGAACGAGAGTGCGAGCTCGTGTGCTCCGCGCATCCGGTTCTCGTAGTAGAAGACGCCGTAGCCATCGCCTCGGACATCGCCGAGCCAAGGCCAGCAGTCGTCCGCGGCGCCGATCTGCACATTGCGCCAAAATCGGGAGATGGTGACGGCCGCGCTAAGCGACTCGTGCGGGTCGGCAGCAACCTGTCTGCGTGCGGGGAATGGCTTTCGGGTAGCATCCATTGCTAGCCCCTCCTTGCTAACTCAAGTGAGTGGGTCAGGCTCCGGGTTGAGTGTTAGCGCACTCCCCGGGGCCGTCTCCATTCTATCGAATATCGATTCGAAGCGCGGCAAGACAGGTCCTCGAATATCAGTTCTTTGTCTTGCCGAGCAGGGTCCGGGTGAGTCCGGTCGTGTGGTTGTTGGGCAGCTGGATGATCGGCCTGCCCGCGATGATGGATGCGGCCACGGCGATCCATGCCGCGTCTGCTTCGTGTTCGTTGGTGACGTCCGCTTCGGGGAGTCGTTTCGCGGTCGCGAGGATCACTTCCCCCTTGGATGCGTTTCCCTTGCCGGTGGCGAGTTTCTTGATCGACGATGGGGCGAACACCCACGGTTCCTCGTGGTGCGCGGTGAGGTCACCTACCGTGATCCACCAGCCGCCGAACATGCGGTCGACGGCTGCGCCTTTCGCACCCAAAGACGGACCTTCGATGGCCCACACGTCGTCTTCGTGCGGATCAGCCCACTCAACGACCTTCGACGCAATGTGGTGCACCCGATCAAGGAACCCTGTCGGTGTCCCATCGTCCGGTCTCGTGCGGACCGTCATCCGGTCCCACTCGCCATCGATGAACGCCGTCACGCCCGTGCTCGTCAACGACCAGTCGATACCGATGAAACCAGTCACCAGAGTTTCCCTTCGTCCGTGTGCGCGTACTTGTGGAAGCTCGCGTTCAACTCGGCCCCGTCCTTGAACCACGTCCACGGGCCACCGAACTCGCAGACGTGGCATGCGGGGCTGTACTGGGTGCCGTGCTCGGTGACGCGGGTCTTCACGTATTCGTGGCTCATGCGGCCTCCTTGATCGGTGGCACACCGGGGCGTGCCCATGAAACTCGGGGGTGTCGTCGGGGACGATCTGCGCGCCGACGCCACGGTCTGAGCTCACGGATCTCCTTCGTCGACCGGCCCTTGGTACGCCAGTGCACCCGGTCGTTCGAATGCAGCCCCTTCGGTGGACGCTCATACGGGAGCGTGAGTATCCACGTCATGCCGTCGCCCCCGATAGAGTGCGGGCATGGCGATCACCGAGAATGAAATCGACACCATACTGACCACCAAGAATCGGTGGTCGACCGATACCCCTCGAGAACTCATCCAGGACCTCTACCGGCGCATCCGCGCTCTTGAGAACGAGGTCGCCGAGCTGCGCGGCAACTGATCCGCCCGTCTCCTCATCCAGTAGGACGCTCATGCCGGAACCTCGTCGAGATGGTCGGTGATCTTCGTCTCTGCGAGCTCATGTTCAAGGTCGGTGAGGTACTGGCATCCGGTGGACCAGTAGGACGGCTTGAGTTCGATGCCGAGCGCACGCCTGCCCCACTTCACGGCGACGTAGAGTTCCGATCCGACGCCTCCGAATGCGGAGAACACCGTCTCGCCGGGGTTTGACCACAGCCGCACGCACCGTTCGATGAAGTCCAGCTGCAACGGCGTCAGGTGGCGCTCGTCATCCTTCTCGCGCGCGGCTCGGGCGTTGAGGGTGTTGGACTCCTTGATCGAGTACCAGATCGGGCGAGCCCACTCGATCCATTCCTCGTTCGTCACGTCCGTCTTGACGGGCGCCGGCCGCTCTCCCGGCTTCTTGAACACGAGTAGGTAGTCCGGCAGCGCCGGGGACACCTTGGACGAGTCCTTGTTCTTCGTCACGAACATCAGGTGATGCGCCTTGGTGCGGATTGCCTGCGCCTGCGGGTCTTTGTCGACCGTTATCCGCGATTCCCACTCCCACCCCTCGACCTCGAATGCGCGGACGACCTCGCCCGAGAAGTCGAACAGTCCCGTCCGGTCATGCCGGCCTTTGAGGTAGGGGACATCGGCGACGTGGATGCAGGCATGCCCTCCGGGGACGGTGACGCGCAGCAACTCGCGGATGATGAACGCGAACTGCTCCATGAAGTCCAGCAGTGATGTCGCGTTGCCCATGTCTCTCAGCAGTGCCGAGTACGTGTACAGCGCCCCGCCTTCCGGGGTCGCGAACGGCGGCGACTGCACCGACATATGGATCGAGCCCGAGGGTATCTCGGCCATGCGTTCGGCGGAGTCCCCCAGCCAGAATTCCCACGCGTTCCCGTGGGCTTGATCGGTGATGTAGGCGTCCTCGGTCATGCGATCCTCCTGAGTGCGTTGCGGGCGACCAGGCCGTCGATGACGCGGTTCGCCTGGGCTTCCTTGCGCGCGACGTTCTGCGCGATCTGTTCCTCGATGTGCGAGAGCACGATATGGGCGTTCACGACCCGGGTCTGTCCGTACCGGTATGAGCGTCGGATGCCCTGGTAGTACTGCTCGTACGAGTCGTTCAGCCCCACGAACGCTTGCCGTGCGCAGTGCTGGTAGTTCATGCCGAGACCTGCGATCTTGAGCTTCGTGATCAGCACCCGGAAGTCGCCATGCGCGAACCCGAGCAACCGGTCAGCCTTCTCATCCGGGGTCATCGATCCGTGGACGTTCACCGCGCCGGGGATCAGCTTCGCGAGCGCGTCGGCCTCGTCGTTCAGCCCCGTCCAGAGCAGCCACGGCTCATCCGTCTCGGCGGTGACCAGATCGGCCGTCCTACCCACACGTGCGTCGAGGGATTCGCGGCGTACCTTCGAACGCCCGGACACTCCCCCGATCGACACCGCGAACAGTTCCCCGTCCCCTGGCTCGATTTCGACGTCCACAAGCTCGGGGACGATGTTGAGCCCCGGGAGCTCGTAGCCCTCGTCCGAGTAGCCAAGATCGGAGGGGCGTCGGATCGCGATAGCCCACTGGCTCATCCAGTCGAGCATCGGATCGACCGCGTGACCCTTGAGACGCCACCCGTCCTGGTCGTGCACGAAATACGCGGCGAGCATGTTCGTCCGCGTCATGTGTCCCAGGAACTCCGCCTGGTTGGTGAGTTCCTCGGGGTCGTTCGGCGCCGGCGTCGCGGTCCACGTCGAACGGTACGGGACATGTTCGAAGTGACGGATGAGCTTGGTGCGCGTCTTGCCATCCGACTGCTTGAGGATCGACGCCTCGTCCAGTGCGACCGCGCCGAGGCGGGAGGGGTCGAACTGGTCGACCATCTCGTAATTCGTCACGTACACACCCGGACCGGTGATTTCATCCTGAGACCGCACGTAGCGCGCCTCGGTGTGGATCAGGGCGGCTTCCTCCGGCGTCTGCCGCGCGACGCCCAGCGGGGCCACGATTAGCGACACGTCCGCCATGGACCGCGACCATTCGAGCTGCATACGCGTCTTGCCCAGCCCGGTGTCCGCCCACACGGCAGGACGACCCACGCGGCATGCCCACCGGGTCACATCGACCTGGAACGGCTTGAGCGAATGATGCAGGTCTCCCGGCTCGATCTCGCGACCGGTAGCACCGACGCGCGCGCGGCGACGCTCGATGAAGTCGGCGTATGACACGGTGCTCATGCATGCTCCTGGGAATGAGAAACCCCCGGGGTTACCGGGGGTTGGTTGATGGATCGTCGGTTGGGGTCGGGGTTTCGTTCCCACCCGGCCGTTGCCCTGGATTGGGCGACTTGTCGGCGCGTGTACCCGTACAGGTCGACGATCTGCCGGTCTGTGAGACCGTCGTCGAGGTGCTTGCGGAGCACGGCCCGTGGGATGAGGGCGAGCTTGTCACCGCGTGCCCGGTTCGCTGCTGCACGGCCGTCGTATGGGCCTTTCTTCGCACGGGGGCCAGGGCGTGCCATTCGGGCGCGTTTCGCGGCCTCAGCGGCTTCCCGTGCGGTCTCCTGCTCCTGGTGAAGGATCTGCTCGAGCGGTATGCCGGCGTCGACCTGCTTCCTGAACGCCCAGTCGCCTGCATATCTGCGGTGCACGTCCCTGCACGGGAGGGGTGCGGGGCAGTGAGCGCCGTGGCATCCCTGCCGGTAGCCGTCAGCGGTCCCGTGCGGGAAAGTCAGGTCGGTGATGACGTCGGCATTCACGCTGCTTTCCCTCCCTTGGTTCCCCACGCAGCGCGCGCTCGTCTGAACCGTGCCTGTTTCTGCCGCTTGGATGATGCGGCCCTGCACGGGTCGCACCGGCACCCGTGGTTGCTGTAACAGGTGGTGGTGTCCGAGTGCGGGTGCTCGGGCGGGCAGATGCCGTGGGTGCCCGGCAGTGCGCCGGGTTGCTCCGCGTGGAGCGCGGCCCGGTAGGTGGCTGATTCCGCATACGCCCGGAGCGTGTTGTCGATGTGGTCGGCGAGGTTCATGGCTGATCCCATGGCTGCCCCTTTCAAACGATGAAGGCCACCAACCCGGTATGGGCGGTGGCCTGTGGATGACTTGGTCGGCTAGTGGCGGCGAGCGGTGCACTTCGTGCACGTTCCGTCGTTCAGCCAGTGATGCTCATCGGGTTCGCACTGCTTCGGCTCTGGCGAATACGCGGATGGGATGTGGGTGGGCTTGTTCTTCGCGGTCGCAACGGCTTGCTCCTGCCGCTTGCGTGCTGTTCCGCACGCCCGGCACGGCTCGTCGGTGCCTTGGGGATGCTTCTTGCAGAATGGGGAGAGTGGCGCGTCAGCGCTCTCCCCTCCGTTCCCTTCCTTTCCCCTCCCCTCCCCTCCTGGGAGGAGTTTGAGCAAACTCACGTGAGTTTCTGTGAGTCCGTCAGAGTCCAGGTGAGAGCAGACGGGGCATCGTGAGTTCCATCGGGTGTCGACGCGTTGGTGATCGGTGAATCTCGGGATGACGAGATATCGCCTTCCATCAGGGAGAACTAGCCGATCTACGCGACCAGACTCGACAAGCCGCTCGACGAGATCCGCCCCGTCGACAGGGTCAGCCGGGAGGATCTTGAGCTTCAACCCGAGCGGGTCATCCGACAGGTGCCCGCGATCGCACGAGTTATTCCACATTCCGATGTAGAAGAGTCGAGCTTCGTACGGGAGTGAGATGATCGCGCCGTCAGTCCAGAACTCCGGCTTGATCGTCCGGATTCTTGCCACGGTTGTGCCACCTCCTGTTCTGCATCTTGTTGTGGATCGGGTTCAGGTTTCGAATGCACCACGTCTCCCAATGGCGGGATGCGCGGGAGTCGGCTCCTTGGTGAAGGTCGAAGTACCGAATGTCCGGCCACCATGGCTGCGTACGGCGATGTCGAACCCATCTCGAGTACGGGTTCCAGGTGACGCCGACGTACAGCAGTCGCATCTCGTCGTCATAGAACCGATAGATGAACTCCCCGCCCGGCGAGGACGTCCCCAGACTCGCCCACTGATGCGAGTCGTTGAGCAGCGCGCCTCGAGTGATGAACGTTGGAATTTGTGGGGACATCATTCTCTTCTCATTCGACGCACGGGCACGGCCGAACCAGGAAACAGTCGGGGCACACGACCTCGCGTGGCCCGAGCGTGTGCGGGTCCGGTCTTGGCCGGCACGCGTCGTGCACGAGCTCGTCGTTCTCGTCGTACCGGACGGTGTCGCCCGGATGAATGCGATAGCCGCAACCGGCAGGGCAGAGGCCCTTGGACTCGAACTGTGCCCGGAACGGGTTACCGGGGCTCATCGCCATCCGCCTCGTCGTCAATCACTTTGGACTGGTGGTGGTGACCGCATAGCGGCCAGATCACCCCGCACCACGAGCACTGGGGGCCGTTGCCGTTCATGTCGAACACGCCCCGGGCGGTCGCGGCACCGAAGCGCTCCATCTTGTCGATCACCCAGTCCGCGACTACGCGCGCCCGGTCGTCGTCCTCGATGCCCAGCGTGTGCTGAACTTCGCGGATGAATTTGGATGACGCGACCTGACGGGGCGGGTACGACATGACCGGGCGGTCAGGGCGTATCGAGTCCTCGGCGGTCTGCATGATCTCGCTGAACTCGTCCGACTGAGGCGTCATGATTCACCTCGCCCGGACGTGTCGGCGCCCATCGGTTCGACCATCCGCCAGACGGCGTCGGTGATGTCCTTCCCATCGAGCAGGGAGAACACCAGCCCGCGTACGTCCGGGAGGATCTCGCGCGTGATGTACAGCGCCTGATCTTTCCGAGTCTCGAAGCCGCGCGCGTGGACAGCTGCTACCCACGCATGCGCGCCAGCCACCGTCCAGCTGTGCTGTGCGAGCAGAGGTTCGGCAGTCTCAAGCGCCCACTGGTGGAACTCATCCGGAAGGGACACGGCAAACTCTTCGAACGTGCCTGCGCGAAGCTGCCGCCACACCTCTTTGGTGGACAACGACGAGACGATCCGGTGCAGCGCGAGGTAGTCCTCCTGCTTGAACTTCACCGCGCGCTGCGGGTCGAGCCACACCACCCAGCCTTCGGCGTTCTCTCGACTGGGGAGCTCGATAATCTCCCGCAACGTCTTCGCGTTCGGTTCGTCGCGACGGCGCACCGGGTAGAAGTCTCCGGATGCGTGTTCGACCGCTCCGAGGAACATCAACGCGTCCATGTCGCCGTAGTCGAGAACGATCCGGTTGCCGGGGAAGATGATCTCGAACAGGTCGGTCTGACCGTCGATCGGGATCGGGAGCCCTTCGGGCTGAGCGTGCAGCAGCGAAGTCGCGTGGATCGCCTGATCCGATGTGAATGATCCCCGCGTGGCGATCGCATAGCGGCCGTCCGGCTGACGGTATCTGATCCCCAGGGACCCGTCCCACTTGTTGTGAGCGGACAGGATCGGCGCGTCGGGCGACAGGTCCCCCGTGTTGGTCGTGTCGCCGTAGTTGTAGAACTTCGCGAACGGCCGCGCGACGATTTCGCTCGTCTCACGGTTGTAGATCAGCCCGCGCGTCCGGCGCGTGACGTCCGTCCAGTGCTGATCAAACTGGCACCGATCGGTGTAGTTCAGGATCGCGAGTTCTGGGAACTCGGGGTGGAACCTCTCGGTCACGTAGCCGGCGTGGAGCTCGTTCGCCAGCATGTCGGTGTCGATGATCTCGTTGAGCTTCATCAGAAGGCCCCTTCCTGGGCTTGGAAACACTTCAGTCCGAGGTCGCGCCACATGCGCACCACCTGGTTGCGGTCGTCGATGACGCCGCGGACATGGAACCGGTCACGCACGTGCTGGTTGAACAGTTCGGCCTTCACGGTCGAGTCGGCGCGCGTGTCGCCAGCGGGCCGCATGTGCAGCTCGTCGTAGCGGATGTTGTTGTCCTGCAACCACGTCTCCGTCTCGGGACGGCAGGAGTCTTCGCGCCCGGACATGATGACGATGTGGTGTTCGACGTTGAGCGCGTTCGACAGGTGTGCGACGCTCTCGTCGACGGCGTCTTCATGCACGCGTGTGTAGTCGTATGGTGACCGCCCCGCCATGTGGGCGAGGGTCCCGTCGATGTCGAACAGGTACGCGCCGGGAAGGTTCAGGTCCGGGACGTATCGATCCCCCACCGTCAGGACCTCGAGAGGTGGTTCGGGCAGTTGCCCCAGCCTCGTGAGCCGCGTGTACGTCTTCTCGATCGCTTCCCGCGGGATCGGGTCCTCCCTCGTCGCGTTCCTCGCGATCGCGATGTGCAACTCCACGGGGAAGTCCCGGAACTCGATGTCGTACCCGAGGGTGGTCCACTGCTTCACCCACTTCGCACGCAGGTTCATCGCATCGACCACGACGTCTTTGCCCTTGTCGAGAGCGGTCTTCGCGATCGCCCTTTCCGCGGCCGTGACGTTCTGTTCCTGCTCCCAGGAGAGCAGCATGTCGGTGGCGCCGTAGAGCATGCGGCGCAGGTCGTCGCGGTTCACGCGGACGCGGCGCTGCGGGTATTCCTGTACCCACGCTTTGGCCCAGGTGGACTTGCCGGATGCGGGGATGCCCCGCGTGAGGATCAGCTTCGGCATGGGGATGCCCTTCTCCCGGGCATCCCCGGGTCAGTGTGGTGCTGGTACTTGTTCGCGAGTGGTCGCGTCGATGAGCTCGTACCAGAGCCCGTCCGGGTATCGGACGGGTGTTTCTCGTGCACGGCGCAACGTCGCATCATTGGTCGACGCTTGGAGAACCAGCAGCCCGTCACGGATCAGGCGCTCCTTCGTGTCCCCGGTCGCGTCTTCCTTCTTGCCGTTGCAGATGATGCAGATGCCGGCGAGGTTCGCGGGATGATTGAGCACCCGCGAACCTCCCGCACCACGACCGGCGCGGTGGTCGGTCGTCTCGGCTGTGCCCGTGCAACCAGGGAGCCGGTAGATGCAAATGCCGCCATCCCTGTGGATGACGTCCCTCTTGATCTGAATCGGCGGGTGGTTCAGCCCCTTGCGTTTGTTCACGCCCTCCCCGCGATCCGCGCCAGGTCTGCACGCTTGTGACACGGAACGCACATCGGGACATAGAACGACGGATCAACGCTGTACGCCCCCACCTCCGACGTGAGCTCGGCCGGGCCGGAGTGGGTGTAAGCCCACTGCTCGGCAGGCTTCCCACATTCACACGTGTGCTCCTGTGCTCGCCCGCGGACGGCACGGACGCGCATGTGAGCACCGCTATAGGAGACGACCTGCCGTCTTCCGCGGCGTCGTGGGCGCATGGTCACGCCGAGTTGCCGCAACTGTCGCGACACCTGGGACGCATCCAGTCCGATCAGCGCACCCACCTCGGTCGTGCTCTGGCCCGACTCGTAGAGCTCTCTCATCTGCTGGTCCCGGGCGGCGTCGCGCTCTCGCGGTTTGCGATCTGGACGCTTGTAGTCGCCACGGGCTTTCAACCCAGCGTGCCCATTCCGACGAACACGCACGTAGTGCTTCTCGCACATCGTCGCGTTCTTGGAACGGACGCCGTCCTCGCAGCCGTCGACGACGCAGATCATGACGGTTCGTGTGCGATCGCATTGCGGGCGGCGTCCATCGCGTCATCCCACGTGTCGAACTGGCGCGACTTGATAATCCCCACAGGGCTCTTCCCCATCGAGAGATACCAATGCCCCGACTCACCCCACCAGACGTAGGGCTTCACGATTCCGCCTTCGGCTTCCGCTTCACCGGGTTGGGCAGGATGCCGAGGTTCCTCATGGCACGGGATCTCGCGATTGTGTCGGCGGACTCGAGCGGTGCGGCGGCGATGATCGGATTCTGGTCCTTCGTGGACCCCTGAGCCCATGCGGACGCGTCCGGCCGGCCCTCCGGCTCACCCGTCCACACGTTCGCCCGTACCACGTAGGTCACGTTCCCGTCCGGGTGTTCGATGATCCGCTCGAGGTCGGTGTCCACGAACCCGTCCTTGTGCTTGCGTCGGAACGCGGCGAACCTGTCGGCGGCGCGGACGATCTCCTCGTCAGTCGGTTCGACGCGTGGCGGCTTGTTCAGCCGCGACTTGCCGGTCGCTTCGGGCAGTTCGATGTCGGTCATGCTGCGTTCTCCATGTCGATGTGGTCATAGATCGCGAACTGGGGCGGTCTGACGAGTTGGATATCTGTCGGGTATCCGGGCCACTCCCCCGTTTCGAGGGCGAGCGCGTACCGTTCCCGTGCGCGGCGTGCTTTCGCGATCCCGATGTCTTTGAAGTCCGGGTCGAGCCGTGCGGGGAGGATGTGGAACGGTGGTTCCGTCTCGACGACAAGAAACACCATGTCCGCGACATCCTCCCCGGCGAGCTCGGCGGTGAGCGTGTAGTGCGCCCACGAGACGTCGTACCCGTACTCGACGATCGATGATGCGAACTTGTGCAGTCGTGCACCGCCCTTCCGTGCCGTTTTCAGGTCGACCGCGACACGCCGGTCGGCGGGCAGGAAATCGAACCGGCACCGGATGTCCACCCCCGTATCCGGGTCGGTGGTGAACATGGATGCTTCCGCGTCCCCGTCACGTTCGAGCAGCGCCCGGGCTGTGGGGTGTCGGAGGACGGCCTGTGCGGTCGCGTGGACCTCTTCCATGTCCTTCTTGAGCATCGGGATCAACCCTGCCGCTCTGGCTTCGTCGCGCGCTTCCTGCGCCTTGTTCGTCCGGTAGTTTTCGAAGTCGAGCTCCTCCACCCCGTACCCGGTCCCGAGGACTTCCGCGTGAACCGCCGACCCGAAATCGAACGCCGCTTTCTCGGTGCGGTGTCCCTGGTTGATGACCCAGTCGAACGTCGCCGGAGAATCGAGCAGAAGCTTTGCCCCTGACGAGGAGAGCGACGGGTGTGCGTGGTACTCATGCTCAGGGAGCCCAAGTACCAGCCCCTCGTAGGCGGTCACAACAGCACCTCCGTGAACGATCTGGGGAGGATGATGTTTTCTGGTGCGTCGGCGAGCAGTGGCGCGATCTCACCTGGCGTGTACCCGGCGATCCCGCATCCGATCGGGGTGAGCAGGAACGTCAGCCCGGGGCGCTCCGTGGCGAAACGGATGAACACCTCCACCTCGCCCCGGAGGGCGTCGAGTCCGCTCATCGTGTCGATCGCGTACGACTGCCCGTGCAGCCCGTGACCTTCACCCATCACGGCACCGAAGTGGTCGAGGGCGGCGCGTGCAGCACCCGCCCCGTGAATCCCGGCAGCGTTGCTACCGAACACGAACACCTCCCCCGATTCGAGAGAGGTGATGACATCAGGCGTGTTCCTTGTCATGCCTTCACGACCTTCCCGCCCCGCAGCGTGTAGTACACGTCCGGTTCGATGTTCTTCCCGTCGACGATGACCGCCTCAGCGGCGACGATCGTCCACTCCTCGTCACGCTCCGTCAGGAACAGCGCCGTACCGAGCACACCACGTGCGCGACCGTTGTAGCCGGACGCGAGCGCCACCGACTTCTCCCCGCTCGCCGTGGCCGCGCCGTACCATCCGCTCGCCGTGGCCGCGCCGGACCGCCCGCTCGCCGTGGCCGCGCCGTACTCCCCGCTCGCCGTGGCCGCGCCGGACTCCCCGCTCGCCGTGGCCGCGCCGGACCGCCCGCTCGCCGTGGCCGCGCCGGACCGCCCGCTCGCCGTGGCCGCGCCGTTGTCGATTTCCGCAGTTGCGAGGCCGTTCTTCGCCTTCGACACCCCACCCTTGGCGGGCTTCTTCGCATTCTTGAAGACGAAATCGATCTGTGCCTTGATCAACGCGGGTAGCTCGATGCGGGCGCCGATCTTGATCTCCCGGCCAGCGACCTTCGAGTCGCCGTCAGCATCAGGTCCGACCACGTCGACGAGTTCGACCTCGTGGTACACCGACTTGTTCGGCGGGTAGTAGGCGAGCACGTTGATCGGCTGCTGGACCGCATGGAACCCGGTCGAGCAGAGCTCAGCGGGACGGTCCTGCGTGTACGTCTCCCCGACTTCGTATTGGAAGCCGCGGCAGGTCAGATCCTGGTTGAAACCCTTGTAGGCGAGGATCGGTTCAGACATTCTTATTCTCCAAGAGGGTGATGAGTTCTTGTTCTCGCCGGGCGAGGTCGTCGTTCCCGGCGTGCATGGTGTTGTTGAAGTCGGCCGCAAGGGCGAACAGTGCACCGTTGTCGTGTCCTTCACCGATCCGGACGTACGACAGGACTGCTTCGTGCATCCGGCGAAGGAGCGCGAATGCGGTGGAGTGCTGGGCTGGTGTGAGGGTCGCCCAGTCGACGAGAGAGGCACCGTTTCCCATCAGCCGGCCAGTTTCTGGTACTTGTGCGCCCACCAGAACTCGTGGACGGCGAGGATGAGCATCGCGATAGTGCCGATGGTCATGAGGATCGCGAACGGCCACAGTCCGATCGTGAGAAGAAGAACGGCAACCGCTCCTGCGGTTGCCGTGAGTGCCAGGTGTCCGAGACCGACAGTGCGTCGTTCCCTCGCCCACCGATCCCACATGCCGGTCATTCGATCCCCAGCCCTTCTACGGCTTCGTTGCGCAACCGCAGGGACTCCTCGAGTTGTGTGAACAGCCGCACAGCGTCCTCTCCGGTGTGGCTGAACTGTGCGAGAGCGATCAGGTTGGCGATCCTCTTCTGTTCGACCAGGGCGAGCGTGGCGTGCGTCTGTGCGTCGATGCTGCTCGCGACGGCATCCACGCCGCCCACGCTCGAGTTCTTCGCCATGATGCGCCGCGCCTCTGCGGCGTGGTCGATTCGTGCGCTCATCGTTGCCCTCCGAACACTTTCTTGTAGAAGTAGCCGCCCGGGATGACCAGAGGCCAGAACGGGGCGATCATCATCGCGAGGGCGATCACCAGCACGCGGTCCATCGCGTCCAGGTCGCCATCAAACGGGGAACTGCTTGCCAGGAATCGGGCGATCGTGACCGTGAGCCCGAGATATCCGACGATGTACACGGTGAGGACCACCCAGCCCACTACGTTCACGAGTCACCCCCGAGGATGTCGGTTGTGTGTGTGCGTTCGGTCTGCTTCGGTCGGCGGATCATCGCTCCGATGACCGCGACGACCAGGAGCACGGTGAACAGCACGACAGCAGCGACGAACACCACCAGCAGCCACAAGAGAACTTCAACCGGGCCGATCATGCTGCACCCACGATCAGTCGCGCCTCTTCGACTGGAACAGCGAGTTCCCACACTGTCGATGCTTTGCCCTGTCGTGACGGTCTGCGCTCCCCCGACTCACGGATCACGTGATGCCGGGAGTGAAGTTCGGACAGGCGACGCTTCACGTTGTGGGCGTCTTCGAGCAGCGGCCACCGTTCCATCTCGGCCTTGTGGAAGTACACGGCCGTCAACTCGTCGGCCGTGCGGGGCTTCTCGTCGAGAAGGATCAGCAGTGCGTCTCTGAGACGTGCGGACACGTTCGCGTCGGTTGACTCTGCTGCGAGCTTCGACGTGATCGGGTCGGTCGCGTGCGACATTGCGTTCAGGTTCATTCGTCCATCCCCTGTCGGTAGTTGTTGAAGCGCGGGAGTCGGTGGTGATCCCATGCCCGTTGAATCGCGACATCCAGGTACGTCGGGTTATCGGCACGGAAGAGCCGCCGTGAAAGGTTCATGACCGCGGATGTGCGCGGGTATGCGGACGCGAGCCGGTTGAAGATCGGCGGGCCCGTACGAACGAACCGTGGCCGGAATGACGCCAGCCCGGCCTGAGACGAAACGTTCTCGTGGACGGTCATGCCTGCGCCTTTTCCGGACGCGGGTTATCAGCCCACAGTTCCGCAGTCGTCCACAGGATCGTCCTGATGACGGCCTGCCCGTTCGGGGTGATCGACGCGGCCACCGCGATCCTGTCCCCAACCCACAGCCACGAGTCGTGGCCGGGATGCCACAGCACCTTCGACGGCGCTTTGAGTGCCACCAGCACCTCCCGGTATTCGAGGTCACCGGATCGGCGCATCTGGTCGAACCGTTCCATCGCATGCTTCGACGCGACAACCCGGCCCAGGTCGATGACCGGCGCACCGGGTCGTTTCTCCGCACCCGCCAGCGGGTCGTTCCACGGCCTGTCGTACATGCGTCGGAGACGGTTCAGCATCACCTTCGCCGCGCCCGGTCGGATGTTCTTCGGCACGTTGTGCCGGGCACCGTCAGGGAACCGGCACGAAACCTCGAGGGCGGTACGGTCGATCCGCACCGCCCCCATGTTCCGGAACTCCCTGTCGAGCCGTTTCGCGGGCTGCTTGAAGAAGTCCCCCATCGTCACGCCCGCCTGCGGAGAAGGAAGACACCACCGAGAACAGCGACCACCGCGACCCCGACCGCGATGACAGGGATCTCCATGCCGGAGTTCGCAAGCTCACAGTCCAGGTCACCGACGAGGTTCGGGGCGACAGCGAACGTGGCCGTCGTGTCGTCCCCGGTGACAGTCCAATAGCTGCCGTCCGGGGTAGGGAGGGCGCCGAGCTTGTAACCCTCATCGACGGTGAACGTGAACTCGGTCGTGTTGGTGAGTTCGACGTCACCGCTGACCGGTTCCCCGTCGCGGCTCCACGACCCATTGCTGATGGTCGGGAGGGTGAGAACAGCCGGCGTGTACACCGGCTGTTCGGCGACACATGTCCCGGTAGCGAGCTGCAGTGTCGGGGCAACGACCTCGACGACCTGACGGCAGTCGAGCCCCCAGAGATCGGATTCCTGGACGGTGTAGGTGCCGTTCTCGGTCACCGTCTCCACCGACTTGACCGTGCCGTCCCACTTGAACTTCGTGACCTTCACCTGGCGTGTGCGATCCACCACATCCCCGACCTGGCTGTCACAGGTGAACACGACCTGCGACCACTCACCCGGTTCGATCAGGTCAGGCGGGGTCTGGCACCCCGTACCGACCGGTTCCTGACCGCCCTCACCGAAATGCTGGTTGTAGCCCTTGTTCGTGTGGATCTGCACCCACGTGACGCAGAAAGGTTCCTTGGCGTTGAACCCACCCAGCGCCTCCCACGGCAGGAACGACTGCCCGTAGAACTGGTTTCTGGGGTCTTGATGATTGAACGGCAGATTCCGCCACTCCGGGTTGTTCGGATCGGCGTACTTCGACTCGAAATGAATCGAGTACGTCTTCCCCTTGTCGTCACGCACGTTGACGTGCGAAGCGTCCGTGAACACGTCAACGTCCGGCAGGTAGATTCCCTGCGTGGTGACCGTGTATGGGGTCGGGCCATCCGAACCAGATGCCTGCGCGGGCAACGCAGCCCCGAGGACAAGGGCGACCGCAGCGACCGCCCCGACGATGAACTTCTTGAACATGATCTCTCCCCTGTTGAACTGACGGCCCGGACAGGCCTTGGTATGAGAACGAGGCACGACGAAACGTCAGTGTCTTGTGATTCACGGTTGATAAGGCCGTGCCCCTGGTGCCGCCGCCCGGACTTGAACCGGGACGATGCCTTCACACTCGGCGGCTGTCGCATCTACTCAGGCCCCATGCGACGGCGGGGTGGACGACTCCCTTGGCGCGAACAGATACGCGCATCCCGGAAGCTCCTGAGGTCTATGCGATGTCGTAGCCCATGTCCTTGAGGGCGTCCGCGTGTGATTTGTGTGCGGCGAATCCGATCTCGCCCCAGTCGGCAATCTCGCCGTCCTCGGTCGCAGGGAACACCATCGTTTCCGACGTGCGGTAGTTCGCGGGATGGAATCCTCCGAAGTCCAGATCGACCGCCGATGCGATGACCAGAACCGTTTCGTCTTCCATCGGGGGGTCGAGGCGATACAGCGCCGCATCGCCTCGGAAACCGGTCAAGCTTCGAACCTTCGTTGCAGTACCCATCTCTCACCTCTTTCATGCAGTACTTCTGCGTGCGCCCGGTGGAGTCGAACCACCGCTTAGACCGTCAGCGCTCCCGGGCCGTTCCTAACGAGTCGTCAGCACGCCTCTACGTGCCTCGTCGTCGTGTGCAGACTCACCGCGCCGAATGGCATGAGGAACGGTGAACGCATAGCTCCCAGGACAAACTTGTGCGCACCCTCAGGTGCGTCTTTCCCTTCGACCCCCAGATCCCCGGCACCACTATCGCCCGGTTCACCAGCGCTCACACCCAAACAGGTGCCTCGCTTACGTGGGTTGTATTCGTCATCCGCATCGAAGCCGAGCCGTGGAGGGCCAGGGCGTAACGGTTGAGTTGTAATCGCCCCGAAGGGTCGACGAGTAGCGGGTAAATCAGTGCGACCTACCAGCCGGATCAGATGTCGGGGATCAGCCGGGGTGGTGCCCAGTCCTCTCAAGGACGTCCAGGCCCGTCAGAGACTCAGGGTCAGGGTCCGGGGCTGCGTCACGCAGAATCAGGACGATCAGCAGCGTCCACAGGAAGATCGCCAGGGGGACGAACAGCCACGGAGAAATGGTGTCGATCATGAGTCGCCCCCTACGATCGGGGAATGACAGTAGACATTCACTACGACGGCAGGACGTTCACCGAGGTCTCGGCCACCGCCGAAGAGGTGTACGCGGGACTTCAAGAAATCGTTGAGTCCGACGCCCGACACGGAATCTTCGAGATCATCACCGCGACCGGCTCCGTCGGCATCTACGTCAGCCCGCACATTCCCGTCGCGGTCGAGACCGGAGCGCCAAACCCGAGTCCTGGAACGAAGCCGATCATCAGACGCATCCGCTGACACCATCGCTGCCTGGATCTCATCAGCACGACGCCGAACGGCATCCTGCATCATCCGCCTCTCGACGAGCTCGACAGCCCGATCCTCGACCTCGCCCGTGTCAGGGGTGAACACCCACGCCTCGCCGGTCATGCTGACACCGCCGCGCGGACCGTCAGCCCGAGCTTCTGAGCGATGAAGGGGATGCCAGTCGGGCGAACCTTCGTCGTCTCGTAGGCGTGCCCGTTCTTGGAACCGGGGACGATCACGAAGTGGTGTGCGTACCGCTGGTATGGCCTGGTTCCGGTCGCCATGATGACGCCGTGGCCACGCAGCATCCGGTACAGGGTGTTCCTGCCGACGCCGAGGATGTTCCCGACCGCGCCCACCTGGTAGTACCCGTCAGCATCCATCCACTGGTCGTAAGCATCCACCTTGGGCGCATCGGCAGTGATCTTCGCTTCCAGCGCCTCGGTGCGCTCGACGTTCTCCGCAAGCTGCCGCAGCGCGTCCGCATACGACTTCGGCAACGCGTGCTCGACCTCCACCTGACGAAACTCGCCAGTGCGACGAATCTGCGGCAGAACCTCATGCGTCACCCAGCGCTTAAACTCGACCGCGCCAGGAACCCGAGACTGGAAGATCAACTCGTACAGGCCAGCCTCGCTGACAGTCTTCGCGGACTGAGTACGCCCCATCGAGTCGATGATGTCGGCAATGCCGACCCCATCCTGATCAAGCCGGCTGATCGCATCACGGCCATTCCCGAGACCGAGAGCATGGGTCACGTCAGCGGCCACGAACCATGGCTCGCCGTCAACGATGACCGTCCGCACCTGCTGGCCGGCGTACTGGAAGATGTCGAGGGCGGTCATGACCGCACCTCCACTCGGCCAGCGTCGATGATTGCTTCGACCTCGGACCGCTTGTAGTAGACGGCGCGTGTCCCGGGCACCTTGTAGAACGGGTAGATGCGCCGCTCGTACCGCAGCTGCTTGAGGCGATCCAGAGATAGCTGGGTGAGTTCGGACGTTTCCTCCGGAGTGATCCGATCGTCGGATACGGCGCTCATGCTGCTACCGCCTGCCGCTGAAACTGCGGTGGCGTGAACATACTCGGAGAGACTCCCAGAGCGTCTGCAATGAGGAACAGCTCGGAGAATGAGAACTCTGTCTTCCCCGCGACCTTGCGGTTCAGAGTCGGGTACGGGATACCGGTTTCATCGGAGAGCGAGGTCTTGGATCGACCAGCGTCTGCGATGGCCCCTTGGACTGCCTTCGCGGTCCATTCGATGATCGGGTTGCTCATGTGAACAATCTACGTGCTCATCTCGACATCCGTCAAGGCTTCTGCTATATCGATTCGGGCATTGCGGTTGTCCGATTTGATTAGTATGGTGTTCCCATGAACATTCGACAGCGCGCCGAAACCTTCTCCCGCTACGTGGGACTTGAGCTCAAGGGAAAGATCACTTCCCAGGAGTTCACCGCCAAAGCGGTGGCCGAGGGGATCGGGCGCCAGCCGGCAGCGTTTAATCGTTGGCTCAACGGCAAGGTGGAACTGCCGATGACAGTCCTGTGCGAGGTGTGCGAGTACATCGACATTGAGCCCGCGAAGGTCGTTGAGGACGCATACGCACGACTGGCAGTGGAGTTCGGCGAACGCGACGGCCGAATCTACACAGGGTCAGACTTCGATGAGCTTGTGGACGGCGGAGAGAACGTCATCGGCAAGCCCGATGTCCCTGCTCCATCGGAAACTAGATCGGACTATGTACGGGTTGCGAAAAAGCGGTCCACAGACCGGGGATGGGACCTTCAATGATCGAGCATCTCTTTGATATGGCCGACACGCTCGGCGTAGTCATCGAGTACGGTGACCTGTCGCACCTCGAGCGCGACGGCGACTACGACTTCGAGACACACACCATACGGCTGCAGGAAGGCGTCTCGTACCGCCTGCTCCGCTCCACCTTGGCGCACGAATTGTGCCACGCAGTGTTCGGGGACGTGCCGTCGAAGTTCGGCCCAGTGAACGCCAAGCAGGAGCGTCGAGCAGACGAGTGGGCGGCACTGCGGCTCATCGATCACCGCGAGTATCGAATCATCGAGGAGCACCGCGACGGGAACGTTCAACTCATCGCACAAGATCTTGACGTCACCGATGACATCGTGAAGGCGTACCAGCGAATACTGCTGCGCGTAGGTGAGAACGTCTACATCGGCCCCCGTCTGGGTTCCGGTCAATGGGAGTCGAAGGTGGCAGTCTGATGGCCGGCACAGTCACTCCATACGAGACGGCGGCTGGCACGCGGTATCGCGTGCGCTATCGGAAACCGGATGGTGCGCAGACAGACAAGCGAGGGTTCACGACGAAGCGCGACGCCAGGCTGTTCCTCTCCACAGTCCACGTGACGAAGGCCCGCGGCGAGTACATCGACCCCACGGACGGGAAGCGCCTCGTATCCGATCTCGCAGAGACATGGAAGCGGGCACGACTGGGGACCCTGAAGCCTTCATCACGCAACACAATGGAGACCGCCTGGCGCATCCACGTCGAGCCAGAGTGGGGTTCACGGAAGGTCAGCACGATCCGTCGAAGCGAGATCGCCGCATGGATCGGTGACCTGTCCGTCAAGAAGAAGAAGTCCGCTCAGACTGTCCGCCGCGCCATGCTCGTGCTATCCGGAGTTCTCGATGTCGCTGTTGACGATCGTGCCATTGGCTCGAACCCAGCGAAAGGGGTTGACCTTCCTGCGAAGCGTCGAAAGGAAGCGACTTATCTGTCCCACTCCCAGGTGGCCCATCTAGTGCGGGAAGTTCAGCATCCCGAACTGGTCGAGTTCCTGGCTTACACCGGGCTCCGATGGGGGGAAGCGGCGGCACTGCGCATTCGCAACGTCGACCTCAAGGCGCGCACGGCGTTGATCTCGGAGAACGCGGTACTTGTGAAGGGCGCGTACGAGCTCGGCACGCCGAAGTCTGGGAAGGCTCGCAAGATCGTGTTCCCCCAGTTCCTTGCTGACGGCCTTCTGCGGCTATCGAAAGACCGGGAGGGGTCAGAGTTCCTCTTCGGGGATTCGCAACCTCCCAGGTACCCTCACGCCACGTCTGGCTGGCTTGTCGCTGCGGTCGCGTCCTGCCAGTTCGACGACCCGAAGTTTCCGAGCATAACCATGCACGATCTGCGGCACACGGCGGCGTCGTTGGCGATCTCGGCGGGAGCGAATGTGAAGGCGGTACAGCGGATGCTCGGGCATGCGTCGGCCGCGATGACGCTGGACGTCTACGCGGACCTCTTCGACGAAGATCTGGGCCACGTCGCGGACGCACTCACCAAGGCCAGATCGGACGCGCTCTCGTAGAAACGTGGGCAAAGTGTGGGCAAACGCGAAGAAAGCCCCCACCTAACCGCTCATCACGAGCGAGCAGATGGGGGCTTTCGTTCTTAGGAATATCGCTCCCGATCAGCGATTTCTAGAAGTCCCAGTCCTCGTCCTCGGTGGCCTCGGCCTTGCCGATGACGTACGACGAACCCGATCCCGAGAAGAAGTCGTGGTTCTCGTCGGCGTTCGGCGACAGGGCGGACAGGATCGCCGGGTTGACGTTCGTCACGGTCGACGGGAACATCGCCTCGTAACCGAGGTTCATCAGCGCCTTGTTCGCGTTGTAGTGCAGGAACTTCTTGACGTCCTCGGTGAGACCGACGCCGTCGTAGAGGTCCTGCGTGTACTGCACCTCGTTCTCGTAGAGTTCGAACAGCAGGTTGAAGGTGTAGTCCTTCAGCTCGTCGCGACGCTCCTGGGTCTCCTTCTCGAGGCCCTTCTGGAACTTGTAGCCGATGTAGTAACCGTGCACAGCCTCGTCGCGGATGATGAGGCGGATCAGGTCGGCGGTGTTGGTCAGCTTCGCCTTGGACGACCAGTAGATCGGCAGGTAGAAGCCCGAGTAGAACAGGAACGACTCCAGCAGGGTGGATGCGACCTTGCGCTTGAGCGGGTCGTCGCCCTGGTAGTAGTCCATGATGATCTGCGCCTTCTTCTGAAGGTTCGGATTCTCCGTGGACCACCGGAACGCCTCGTCGATCTCCTTCGTCGATGCGAGGGTCGAGAAGATCGACGAGTAGCTCTTGGCGTGCACCGACTCCATGAACGCGATGTTGGTGTACACCGCCTCCTCGTGCGGGGTGATGGCGTCCGGGATGAGCGAGACCGCGCCGACCGTGCCCTGGATCGTGTCGAGCAGGGTGAGGCCGGTGAACACGCGCATGGTGAGCAGCTGCTCTTCGGGCGTCAGGGTGTTCCACGACTGCACGTCGTTCGACAGCGGCACCTTCTCGGGCAGCCAGAAGTTGTTCACCAGACGGTTCCAGACCTCGAGGTCCTTGTCGTCGATGATGCGGTTCCAGTTGATCGCCTGCACGTGCTCGACCAGCTTGAGCGATTCGGGGGTCATCTCTTCTTTTCTCTCTCCGTGACCAGAACTGTATTCACATGCCTCAGAGCATGCAGCTGACACACTCGCTCATGTCGGTGCCCTCGAGCGCGAGCTGACGCAGACGGATGTAGTAGATCGTCTTGATGCCCTTGCGCCATGCATAGATCTGAGCCTTGTTGATGTCGCGGGTGGTGGCGGTGTCCTTGAAGAACAGCGTCAGCGACAGGCCCTGATCGACGTGCTGCGTCGCCGCGGCGTACGTGTCGATGACCTTCTCGTAGCCGATCTCGTAGGCGTCCTGGTAGTACTCCAGGTTGTCGTTCGTCATGAACGGCGCCGGGTAGTAGACGCGACCGAGCTTGCCCTCCTTGCGGATCTCGACCTTCGATGCGATCGGGTGGATCGACGACGTCGAGTTGTTGATGTACGAGATCGATCCGGTCGGCGGGACGGCCTGCAGGTTCTGGTTGTAGATGCCGTGCTTCTGGATGCTGTCCTTCAGTTCCGTCCAGTCGGCCTGCGTGGGGATGTGGTGGCCGGCGAAGAGTCCCTTGACCTTCTCGGTCTCGGGCTCCCAGGCACGGTCGATGTACTTGTCGAAGAACTCACCGGACGCATACGTGGAGTCCTCGAAGCCGTCGAAGGCGATGCCGCGCTCGATCGACAGCTTGTTCGACGCGCGCAGCGCGTGGAACAGCACGGTGTAGAAGTAGATGTTCGTGAAATCCAGGCCCTCTTCGGAGCCGTAGTGCACGTGCTCGCGCGCCAGGTAGCCGTGCAGGTTCATCTGGCCGAGACCGATCGCGTGGGAGCGGTCGTTGCCGTCCTCGATCGAGCGGACAGAGGAGATGTGGCTCTGGTTGCTCACTGCGGTCAGGCCGCGGATCGCGGTCTCGACCGTGGCGCCGAGGTCGCCGCCGTCCATCGCGAGAGCGATGTTCATCGACCCGAGGTTGCAGGAGATGTCCTTGCCGATCGTTTCGTACGAGAGGTCCTCGTTGTACGTCGTCGGCGTGTTCACCTGCAGGATCTCGCTGCAGAGGTTGGACATGTTGATCCGGCCCTTGATCGGATTGGCCTTGTTCACCGTGTCCTCGAACATGATGTACGGGTAGCCCGACTCGAACTGGATCTCGGCGATCGTCTGGAAGAACTCGCGCGCGTTGATCTTCGTCTTCTTGATCCGCGGGTCGTCGACCATCTCGCGGTACTTCTCGGTGACCGAGATGTCGCCGAACGGCACGCCGTAGACCTTCTCGACGTCGTACGGCGAGAAGAGGTACATGTCCTCGCCGTTCTTGGCGAGTTCGAACGTGATGTCGGGGACGACGACGCCGAGCGACAGCGTCTTGATGCGGATCTTCTCGTCGGCGTTCTCGCGCTTGGTGTCAAGGAAGCGCATGATGTCGGGGTGGTGCGCGTTGAGGTACACGGCACCGGCGCCCTGACGCGCGCCCAGCTGATTCGCGTAGCTGAAGCTGTCTTCGAGAAGCTTCATGACGGGGATGATGCCGCTGGACTGGTTCTCGATCTGCTTGATCGGCGCACCCGACTCGCGGATGTTCGACAGCAGCAGCGCCACGCCGCCGCCGCGCTTCGACAGCTGCAGCGAGGAGTTGATGCCGCGCGAGATCGACTCCATGTTGTCTTCGATGCGCAGCAGGAAGCAGCTGACGAGCTCGCCGCGCTGCGCCTTGCCCGCGTTGAGGAACGTCGGGGTCGCCGGCTGGAAGCGGCCGGAGATGATCTCCTCGACGAGGTCGATCGCGACCTGCTCGTCGCCGTCGGCGAGGCCGAGCGCGGTCATGACGACCCGGTCCTCGAAGCGCTCGAGGTAGCGCTTGCCGTCGAACGTCTTCAGCGTGTAGCTCGTGTAGTACTTGAACGCGCCGAGGAAGGTCTCGAAGCGGAACTTCTTCGAGTAGGCGAGGTCGTTGAGCTTCTGGATGAACTCGAGCGAGTACTTCTCGATGAGCTCGCCCTCATAGTACTCCTTCTCGACGAGGTAGTCGAGGCGCTCCTTGAGCGAGTGGAAGAACACGGTGTTCTGATTGACGTGCTGCAGGAAGTACTCCTGTGCGGCGCGCTTGTCGGCGTCGAACTGGATCTTGCCGTTCGCGTCGTACAGGTTCAGCATCGCGTTGAGCGAGTGATAGTCGAGCCCCTCATACGAGGGGTTGACCTTGAACGCCACCTGCTCGGTCACTGCCTGCTCGTCAACTGCGGTGTCCACCATCGATCCAATCCGTCGCTCACGCGATCAACATCGTCTTGCGTGCCGAATACTTCGAGCCGGTACAAGTGCGGCACATGACACTTGCGGCTGATGATGTCGCCGGCGACGCAGAACGCGTCGCCGAAGTTGGTGTTGCCTGCGGAGATCACTCCCCTGATGTGATGCCGGTTGCGCTCGTCGTTGAGGAACCGGATCACCTGCTTGGGAACAGCGCCCTTCTCCTCGCCCCGGCCCTGCCCGCCGCCGTAGGTCGGAGTGACGAGGACGAAGGGCTCATCGACGACCAGCGGCTCATCCGCGCGGTGCAGCGGGATGCGGCGAGCCGGCAGGCCGAGCTTCTCGATGAACCTGGCCGTGTTGCCCGAGGTGCTGGAGAAGTAGACCAGGAGCGGCGCGGCGGTTGCGACAGCGCTCAT